TTAAATAGGAACATTAATAACAAAATCTTCTCTCGTCACGGTTGTAGCCTTCACCTTCATAAACACCGCGTCTTCTTTTTTTACCAAATCAAGAAGCTCTGCACTCGCCCATCGGTTATCTCTTTGAAACATGTTCATAAGGGCCTTGAATATCACCGGGTATTGTATTGCATTTGTTGTCTGACCTACAAAATCAGATGGAAGTCCGTAGTCCTTGAATTCCGGAATACAGCCTTTCAAAGCCTCCAATATGATTTTTAATGCCTGCTCCATAGATGTACCGAATTTCTTCACCTTCAAATCATCATTCTTAAACTCAAACTCCGTATCTATGTCTTTACCCAACACGTTCTCGCCTACCAGTGTATCTACCACATTATCCACATAGTTTACACCGATATTGCGAAGATTTACAGCAAAAGTATTACTTCCTTGACCTGCCTTATAATCCTCTTCTATAATGTATTGTGGTGTGGTTATAGAGGTCCAGTCGTCTTCCGGGTCCGTCATTGCGATTTCTTCCGCTACATTTTCAAACGTCTCGCCTGTCCTTAACTGCTTGTCAAGCTGTAGAGTGTTCTGTCTTCCAAGCGTTGCACTTCTTAACCATCTGTCAGAATTTTTTATTGTCAATATCTTTGTTTCCACTTCCGAAAAATTGTCTAATATTTCCCACATAGAAATATCGTCCAACTTGTTTTCATGGAGTTGAAACATAGGCTCTACGATATTGATTTGTGCAATCATCTTGTCAAGTTCGTAGAATGACTGTGCGTTTATCTCGCCTCCCTGGTAATAGTCCACTATATAGGGGTAATGATTATTACAAAAATCAACATAATCCTGGAAGAACTTCTTTATGTCGTACCCTGTAATATTCTTGAATTTGGCGTATGCCGTTTCCATTACTGCATCCATCCTTTATCCTCCTTTTATAACAACGTTGCTAAAGAAGCCGCCAAATCGTTCACACCTTTCTGTATTGCTGCGGCCGTACAAATTTTAGTGAGTGCTGTTTTTGCTTTCTGTTCTCCTGCTACAGCTTCCAAAGGCGCTATCGCTGTCATTGTAAGCGAATACTCCCATATCATGTTACGCTGTAAACTTTGATTCAATACCAGCCCAGTAGGGGGCACCACAACCAAATAACTCTCACCCAAAGCCATATTGTAGAAGTAAAGACGAAATGGCAGACCGTCCTTATCCACGCCATTGCTTTTTGATATGATAGCCTGCAATATCTTCGTACATCCATATCCGTTCTTAACAGAGGGGTCGAACGAAGCCGACTTTAAGGAGTTCGTATTTTTCCCCGAAACATCGCTTAAACTCCATTTCCCGGCTGACAGACTATAGGCCGCTCCTGCCAAACTTGACGCACCACCGCCAAGCGACAACAACAACTTGAAAGTACGTCCGAAATCTCCTCTTATCGTTATGTCCTGCGGTACAAAAGTAGGGGAAGACAACACCGTAACGCCCCCTGCCGTGTTCCTTATATTTTCCCTCTTCGCTTCCGTCTTGCTTATCGCATTCGGGGTAATAGGGAATGTGAAAAAATCTATCGTATTGTTCTTTGAATCTGCCAGTTCAAGCGTACAAAGATACACCTCAAAATCGTTCGGAAATTGAGATGCTAATATAGCTCTTCCAGCCGTCTCTATCAAAGACCCTGCTTTTTGTATTGCTGCCTGCGCGATATTTGCCATAATCTTTTCTTATCGTTTTCAAAAATACGAAAGGTAACTATATACAAATTTATACTTGAATATATTTGTTAATAAATTTCTTAACCGGGTTATACCCAAACCCTCTATAGGATGGCATTGCTGCATCTCCTTTTACTTTTCTCATGATATTGTAGGCTCCGTTTATATCTGCATTGAGCAAAATTCCGTCCCTTGTCCTGAAAAGACCTCTTTTTACTCTCTTTCCAACATAACTATCATGATGCTTTACCTCTTCTAAATCCAAAGAACTGCATTTTGACGTGTGAGATTCGTTTATTTCAACAAATCTTAGTCCTTGTCTTTCAGATTTATACCTTAACATTGATATGAACGTCTCAAACGGAATTGAAACAAAGTTCTGATTATTTCTTTTACCCATATCCACTTCCTTTTTCCATCCGTCATTATGTCCCACTATCAATGTCGTTATGTTGTCTTCCAGGCACATGCCTACAATTTCCTTGCTTGCCTTATGCAAATAATCCTTGACCTTATTGTTTCTCTTTCTTGTAAGGTTCATTAACCGTCTCGAATTTTCCTTTCCATTTGTTTTCTTTAATTGTGATTGAACTTTAGCCTTTTTCTTGTTGTAATACTGATTGATGGACTTCAGTTTCTTTCCGTCCACCAAAACAGCCTTGTTACTCGTATTCGTTACAATGGAAGCAAGATTGTTGACCCCCAAATCAATAGACATATATCTATTGTTGTCCGGTAACTGTTCCGTTACCTCCGATTCATACACCAATTCTATTACATAGCAACCTACTTTCGGTACAAATCTGATTTGCTTAACCGTTCCTTCCTTGCATCTGGTTTTCAATGATTGCAAACCCTCTTTCTTTGGAAAGTAAATATATTCTCCTCTATGTCTAAATTGTGCATAGGAATAAATAAATACATTTCTCCCTTTTGTTTTATGCTTGTATTTCGGGAATTTAGGACATCCGGTAAATTTCTTGTTATCCCTTTTCCATGCTTTAATGGCAGAAAAATAGGATTTCAGATTCTTGTCCAAAGCCATTAAGATTTGCTGGGAAGAAGCACTACTTATAGCCCTAAAATCAACGTTATTTTCTGCAATCATTTTCTTACTTAATTCTGCATACCTTATCCATTTCCCGGAAACAAGAAATTCTTGCTTTATGATATATAAAGCCGCATTATACAAGTTCTTGGATAGGAAGCAAATCCGGTCTAAATCCTTGTACCTCTTGTCATTGACTGTTATTATATGTTGTTCTGTTAAATACATATCACAAATATAAATAAAATTATCAATCCGAAAAAGTTACCGTGCTTTTTATTCCATCAAACTGCAATGGGTTAACTGCCGCTACCGCACCGACCCCGGCACCGAATCCGGCTTTACCCCCGTCCATCGCTGCTGAACCTGCAAGCGCTGTTTGCCATGCGTTCTTTAGCGTCATTATCTGGTTCTCCACGTTGTTAAGCAACTGTATCAACGTGTTCGCCAGTGTCAAAGGTTCTTTCGCATTGTTTATATTGACCTTCTGTCCAGTCATAAGCTTTATTAGATTCTGCGTTAGCTGAATCATTTCTGTATCATTGTCATAACCCAATACTACACCGTTATCGTCTATAGTCATATGGCTTTTCCCGTCGTGAAAATTAACGTCCACAGTGTTAGGGTCAGCCTTTATTACGGTTGTCTTGTCTTGGGTCTTCCACGTAAAATTGGCTCCCTCCATGTTCATAGTAAAACGCCTTATTTCCTTATCCTTTTCTTTCACATCCTCGACCACATTAACGACTTCCGCAATGACTTCATTATATCCGGTTACCTTCACCTTCTTGGAAGCCACTATCTCGGCTTCCCCCGAACTCTGCAATCTTATCTTATGTTTTTCATTGCCTCCTAATGTAACGTTGAAATTTACGGGCTTATCTATAGAGGTAAGGTTCATGTTCCATTCCTGGTTACGTGGGTCTATCGTCATAGACATAGTTACCCCTTCCACCTGCTTTTTCATCCGTATAACATCCTCGCTCCATGCCGGAACCTCATCATTGCCTATAAAGGTGCCTATGACTGTAGGCTGGTTAAGGAAATCGCTGCTCGCTATCATTACCTGGCATCCCTTCTCACCCGGTTTTTCGGGAAACCATATATTGTTGATAGCCTCGTTGGTAATGCGTGCGTCATTACGAAATATACCGCCTTCCATCATCACGGCAACTATATTTGTTCTGAATACCGTATCTATATACGCTTCCCTGCCTACATCCGTGGGTATCATTATATACCCCTTCATTATAGGCGGCAAATTGTTACTGCTTATTCTTGGTGCTCCTCCTGCCATTATTCAAGTCCTCCAAAAAATTTCCTGTTCAAAAAATAGTCAAACTGCTGCTTGTCAACAGTCGGGTTGTCGTAGGATGTTATCTGTCCGCTTTCCGCTTCCTTCGCCTTCTGTCTCAAACCGCTTAAATCCACCAACTTAAAGTAATCGGGTGTAAATCCGGACGCTGATTTTTCAGAAACCGAATTGTCATTTCTTTTTACCGCTTCCATCAGATTTCCTTTAAGTATAGGTACATAAAATCCTCTTTCCACCTGTAAAACAGTACGCCTATCTACCCCGTCACGGTTAAATGATATGGTGTTGGTTACATTCGTCACATAGAAAAACTCGTTCGTACTTTGGTTCAGCACGAATGTTCCCACTTTTATACGCCTGTCCCCGTTTATCTCTATCGTTCCGCACCGGGTAAAAGGTACATACATGTTGCTTTCTACAAGGTATATCAAGTCATTCAACATTGTTGCTTGGTAAGTAGAAAATATCTTCTGGTTTTCCGCTCCATTCTGTATCATGCGAATACAGTACATATCCACGAAATCCATTTTCCTGTTGCCCCATCGTTCCACATATTCTTCCAGGTACACAATAGGAACGAAAGCCAATCCCGGCTTGTCACGTCCACCTACCTGTGCATTCTGTGCGTGTAACTGGAACCAAGTATAAACGCGTGGGTCGTAGCTCAGATTATACGATATTACATTATCCGGTGTTATCGTAATATAGTTTTCAGACTTGAAGGCATCTTTTATCGCCTTCTCCGTAAACGGTGGCTGTCTTACAATGACATCAATCGTGTTTATATAGGTGTCAAAGAAAAATTCTGTCAAAGGATATTGACAAATACGCTCCATGTACTGCATCAGTGTTCCGTTCGGGTTCCCCAGCCCAGTATCTGTCACAATCCTTTCCATTATATCCCCGGACATTTGTAGCTTGACAATCTGCCAAATACCTCTTACCTTCAAATCCTGCTGCCCCGGAATGCTGTATGCCGTTATCCGCTTGTCACCCCATGAAGAAAACACTTCATCACTGCATACTCCGATAGAAGACATTATATTAATAATGAACCAAATACATTCATTTATTGTTTTGTACCCCAAATTCCATACAAACTGGTATTCTCCACTGAATATATTTCGTCCATCCCAAATACCACCCGTTTTCCTTATCAGCCAATTCTGTATAGTATCATTGACATTTTCCAGCGGTATGAAGTAGCTTCCGTCCTCCACAAACATTTTTGCAATGTCGCGACCGTTTATGACAGTGCTTTTTGAATTGTCTTCCGAAGAATAGGTCTCCATTACACTGTCTACAAAACCTATCATATCCCAAACATTATAGTTCGGCCCGTTATTGGCAAGCTTGTTCAACGGTACAAACAAATCGTTGGCATTTTCACTGTCCGAACTTCCTTCCAGCCTCAACCGCTCAAACCGGATAAACACTATATCATTTATCTGTACCACCTTTTCGAGATAGGATTTATAATCATATCCTTTAGGAGTTACAACCGGGAATATATCATAATATCCTGCACCGTACACGTTCGACATATTGGCTTCCTTGAAAGGAGTTATGTTGATTGAAAACGTGCCGTTCTTGAACCCCTTGTCGGTAGAACATGTATTGACAAACTGACTTACATCCACAACCTTGTTTATAGCCTTGCAGTATATCCACACCTTAATGTTTATAGGCTGTACTTTTGTCCTTACTGACATTTCTTCTTCCAGTGCAACCACATTGTCCGCTACATATCCTTCCTTATCCTGTAGAAGCTTTGTCAAATTTTCAGACCAATAAGCCGAAAAATCGCGTTGCTTCATGAACATGTCGCTCTTTGACGCTTTTTGTATAAGCAAAGGAGAATCCTTTATAGGGAAAGAAAGTGGAGTGTTCGGCTTGATATATGGCAAATTCTTGTTTGAATACTCGTTCTTGTACTTCTCTTTCTCCCAATCGTCGTATGTAGCCCAGATAGCATCCAGGTTTGAAATTTTGGAAATCTCGTTTACCACGTCCATAAATTCCGGAACCGACAGTTTCTTTGCTTCCGGTGTATCTGGTCCCAGTCCTTTTTGCCAATCGTCTATAAACGTTTGGGGTTCTACGTTGTACTTATAACTCTGTATGTTAAATATATTTACTTTCATCGTTCTTGCTGTATCACTTTATTTGCTTCCGACACTCCACCAACTCTTTCCCTTGCCCACTCGTCTAAAGCACGTTTAAACCATTGAGAAATAGCTCGTCCAGCATCCACTCCTCCGCTTACTGTACTCATATTGACTAAACCGCTTCCTCCTGTAGCAGATTGCTGAATTATCTTCTCTTTCGGAACCTCCAACTCTATATCAGCAACCTTTTTACCTCTGTCGTTTATTTCACTCACCAAATCTCTAATCTCTTTTAAAATATTGGCGCCTTCCGACATCTGGCGATTCATATCACCTGCCAAAATGGTTTCCCCGGCACCTACAGTCCTCCGTGCTGCGCCCCTGTCATAAGCTTCTGCGGGCGTTTCCTTAATCCTTTGACTTGCCTGCCTATACAAGTCAAACAAATTGCTTACAAGCTTAGACGGGTCACTATCCTTTTGTATCGTAGAATTAATGTCATTCCAGGACAAATTAGGGAATATTTCGGACATTGCCAAACGTAACTGTTCAGAACCTCCCCCAGTACGTTCTACAACCCTATTCAAGAAATTTTCCATAACTTCGGGGTCTGCCCCTCCTGCACGTATCTTTTCCAGTTCTTCCTGGATTTCCGAATAGGAAGTCTTGTCTGGCATTACTTCCTGGATGGACCGCACAAGCATTGCATTTGTCACCTCATCTTTTGACATCCCCTGTCCGGTAAATGCCTGTTGTACCCTTTCAAGCTGTCTTCCTTGTAATCCGGTTGCCTGGCGTATTCCACTGAACATCGCTGCAAGCTCCTTTGCGTCAAACTCACCACGTTTGGAAAGAATCTGGTCCGACTGTGTAATGAAAGTATCTAAACTTTCCTCCATTGTAGAGGCTATCTGCTCGAACGGAATGCCTAAATTTTTCATTGCCTGCTCGAACTCTCTGATAATCGCAGAAGCCCCTGTACCGGAATCCTGGTCTCCAAACCTCATTGCGCCCTGCAAGCGGTTGACTGCATTAGGAGACAGACCGAACAATCTTTCTGCCGCCATTACAGACTGCGTTTCCCTTACTGCATACGGGTCGTATTCATTGCCACCGACAAAACGTCCTCCTCCTGCACGTATCAATTCGGCACGTCTTCCAAGGTATGAAGCGTAATCCATACCAAGTGATTCGGCTGCATAACTTCCTTCCCTTCCGGCTTGTCTGAACGCTTCCCCGGCTGATACACCCATAACCTGTGCATACGGGATAACACGTCTTTCGCCTTCCGCGTATTTCCCGAAAGTTGCCATCATCTTTTCTGCTGCAAGCTGTGCTGGCAACTCTATGCTTTTTGCTATCGTGTCACCAATTAGAGGAATCCACCTAAAAGCGTCTGCCTGGTTAGCGGCTTGTAACCGTGTATAATTTGCGGCCGTTTCCACGGTTCCTTGGTATTGGGAACGCGCTTCAAATTCCTGCTGCCGGAAATATCTTTCTGACAATACGTTCTTGGCGGTATTGAATGCCGTCAAAGCCCCCAAACCGCCCAATATTCCTTTTAATCCTCCTCCGAATATATTTAGTCCTCCACCGTTTACACCCGTGCTTCCGGTAGGTGGCACAATCCCCCCAGGCGTTCCAACTCCACCACCTATACCATTACTGGAAACAGCTTTCTGTATTTCTTCCAATATGTTTTCTGCACTGTCCTCTATAACAGATACAGAATTTGCTATAGCTTCCAGGTAACGGGTAACACTACTTCTTTGGTTTTCCTCACCCGTCCCTTTTTCAAGTCCTCTAATAGCTGAAACAACATCGCGCCCGGCATTATCCGTTACTGTCCCCAACCTTGTAATGGCACGTATTATCCCCTCGTCAGAAAACTTGATTTCCGTCTGTCCGTTATCCGTGATTTCCGGTCTTCTCTGTATTCTGTCGTCTTCCCTTAATAGAGGTCTGTTTGACTGTTCAGAAACAGCATTCAGATTACCCTTTTCCTTTATAGCGGTTGTATTCTCCGTTATTGTCTGGGTATTCTTTTCAATATTGACAACATTTTCGGTTATATTCTCCGTATGCCGCGAGTTGTCCGTTCTGTTTTCGCTGTTGTCCTGGAAATTCTTAGAGTTGTCAACGTTCGTAACGGATTCATCTATATTTTCGACGTGTCTGTTTATTTCCCTTAATATTTCCTTCTGCGTTTCCTTTGTTGTCGGTTCTTCTCTTTCCGTGCCTCTTTCTATGGGGGTAACTCTTTCCCTTTGCGGTTTCCGTGTCAAGTCCCATGTCATAGAACCTGTTTCCTCGTCTATGATGGGTTCAACGTCCGTTATAGGTTCCTGGACTTTTCTTCTCCTTCTTCTGGGCGCTGGTCTTTCTTCCGGTTCTTCTACATCCGTTTCCATTTCCGGTCTTTGCCCTTTCCGTCTTGGTTCCGGCTGTACGGTTTCCTCTTTTCTTCTTGGCGATACGTCCCATGTAATAGACCCGGTTTCGGGGTCTATGGTAGGTTGTTCCGGTCTTGGAAGTTCTTCTGTAGGCGGTTGTCTCCTTATCGGTCTTTCCGGCATCGGAGACGGTTTTTGCATTGTGGTTGCATCAATGGCGGCAGACTGTCTTTTAAGGTCCAGCAACAGTCTTTCAAGCTCGTTACGGTCTTCCATCAATGCAAGTTGTTCCCGTAGCTGTGAAATGCTTTTCTCGGCTTCCTGTGCGCTCTGCATGGAAGTCTGGTTTATCTCGCGGTACAAAGAAACCGCTTCTTCTCTCAACTGTCTTAGCGGTGTGGTATCGGCCGCAATCCTAATCCTCTTATCCTCTGCCATTATTCCTTATCTTTTTGGCTTTCCTCGTATTCAGCCATCCGCGCCATTTCTTCACGGAAAGCCTCAATCTGACTTTGCGTTATCTCCTTGGTATCGGTTTCCTGGTCCACCATTTCATCATAGGAATCTTTCAGCCATTCACCGATATTCGGAACGTATTCAACTTTCTTTTCCTCGTCCTCCAAAGCCTGCTTGAACATCCGGTCTTCCTCGAACTCGAAAAGTTGTTGAAAAAAAGAACATTTCTTGTGTTCCTCGGACATGAAAGCAATGTTATGTTTCTTTCTATACCATCTGTCAAGCGGAAACTTGTTATTCCATCTGACTACAAACGTTCTGAAATCTTCCTTTTTATCTCGCTCCATCATACAAAATCAATCAAAAGTGGGGGTATAACCCATAACAGACTATACCCCCACACTCCTCTGAATAACTAAACATTCAAACTATAGTGATTCTCGCTTGAATCCTTTTTATCGGTTGGGGTTCATCATTTTTTCAACTTCCTTAATAAAAGGCAAAACCTCCTTATTGTAAATATCCCTTACCTCCACGTAGTCCTTGATACCAAGCTGTTTGAAAGAAGTTACCTTCATATCTGCCAGCAAGTCCGGCAACATCACTGTAAGCGTCGCTTCAATATCTATCATATCCAAAGCATCAGCCGCAGCCTGCGTTCTGTTACCCAGCAAGGTATTGTAATATCCACGACCTAAAAACTGCTTCTGCGTTTCAATCTCGTAATATTGTCCTACTGTAGGGAAGGACATTTTATATTCATGTCCCTTAATCTTAATTATCTTATCCTCCATAATCACAAAATATTATTCGTTACAAATATACGCTATTAATCGGTTAAATCAAAACTTCACCCTAAAATATTGAGACAATGTAATTAACGCTTGTCTTTCTGCATGTTCTTCTTCTGTCAAATCCACCTTATCAAGTTCAATCAATCGGTTTGTTATCTCGTGGAACAGCTTGTTGTCGGTGTACTTCAATGCTATTTTCTTAATAGTTGTAAAATCGTTAAATTCCTCGAACACCTTACATTCCTTTTTGTCTTTAAGGTCTGTCACTTCAATTTCCTCAATAGATAGAAAACATCTATATCCTAAAGCGGTCTTTACCAAATCCTTTTTCATAACATTACCCTCCTTCTTTATTTAAAAACATGGTCTATAAAAATCGTATTTCTTACCCATTCACCTTTATGTTTCACGAACATATATCCTCTAATTATTGCTGTTTCATTCATTTGGCTTGCAAAATCATATGCTGCTTGCTGATTTTTCTCGAAATTCTTATTTATTGAACCAGAATTGTTACTGACATTGTATCTTAAACATGCCGGTGCTTTCTTTCTATCAGTAATCATAACTTTGTCCTCCCTTCGTTACCAAATCAAATTTCTTGCAATAGCGCAATTAGCGTACTTCTTAACCAATTCCTTTTCCATCTTTTTAAACTTTGCGTTATGCGTTGCATTGCCTTCATTAGCGATACATATCTGGTGTGCTACTTCGTGGCACAAAGCGTAGGCGGAACCGACATTAATTCTATTCAAGTCAATAGAGATTGATTTCGGTTTGTTAGCCACATATGAACAGCAAGCTCCACCCTTTCCAACTTTACAGAACTTCAAGGCAATTGCCTTAATACCTTCACTAACACAAATGAACTTGTACAACTCTTTGAGAACCTTGATATCGTTTTCCATTTTCTTATCTTTTATTTGTTTGACTTCGTTTATCTCTTTCTCACATTGCAAAGATAAGATTATGTTATGACATACGCAACTGCTTATGTGTAAAATATGTTAAAACAATGTTTTTATAAGTCTATTGCATACCGCTTTTATAACTGGAACCACAACTGTATTCCCCAATAAATCAAATCCTTCTTTCTCTGATACATCAAACTGATAATCTTCTGGATATCCAAAGAGTCTTAACCCTTCTCTAAGAGATAACTTTCTTAAACCCTTTCCATCTATTACTACCAGTTTCTGCATATCCATAGCGACCAGAGTAGGAGCTATGGAAGATGGGTTTAATATCTTGTTTATCTCAAAGCTAAGATTTCCTGTCACTATATTATAACCTTTCTCTTTTGTCGTATCGTATTCTCTTTTAATGATATTATTAATCGTAACTTTCTTTTTAGGATGTTCATATACCAAATACCCCTTCTTTACTAATCCGTCCAACATTTTATCCAAATTAGTATTATTGTAAAAAGTGGTTATCATTTCTTTGGTAAGTGGCATTCCATCCATCCAATCTATACCCCATAAGTAAGACCATTTTTTCATTCTTCTTTTTACAAGAATCAAATTAAGTAATTCTTTTTCTTCTTTCGTTGTTTCTCCTTTCAAATCAATATCCCAACTATGTATATTGTTTTCCCCACCTCTTTTATCTTTAATTGATTTACCATAAAGTTCTGAAACATCATATTTTAATAACAATAAATCAATAAATTTACTTTTAATTGTTGGTTTTCCTTTATCCAACACATCACATAAATTGCACTCTAAAACTGGAAAGTTATTTAAATCTATTTCTTCTTTAAAACTCCCAACTATATAAATCCTTTTTCTTTCTTGTGGTACACCAAAATATTTTGAGTTTAATACACGAAAATTCACTCTATACCCTATAGCTTTTAAATGTTCCATGATAATTTTAAAAGTCCTGCCGTTATCATGGTTCAATAATCCATCCACATTCTCTAAAATGAATCCTTTGGGTTTCTTTACTATCAGAATACGCTCTATATCAAAGAAAAGATTACCTCTAATGTCAGCAAACCCCAATCTATTCCCAGCAACACTAAAGGCTTGACAAGGAAAACCAGCACATAATACATCAAAATCGGGAATAGTGGCTGCATCCACTTTAGTAATATCCCCCACTATTTCTTCATTAGGATAATTCTGTTTCAACACCTTTAAAGCATGTGTTTTTATTTCAGAAGTAAATACACAAATAGGGGTATAACCAGCTTCAATAGCGGACAGTTCTAATCCTTTACGGATTCCTCCAATCCCTGCGAATAAATCTATAAAACGTAAAACCATATTCTATATCAAATCTACACTTACTTGTACTTCTTTGTCATCTTCACGTAAACTATTGATTGCCAGGAAGTTAGCCATTACCACATCATCGTGTCCACTTGCCGCCTCCAGTTTCCCATTATCACTTCTGAACGTAATAGAGGAAAATTCACCGAACATCAAGTCAACCGCCTGCCTCGTTTCTCCCATCGCATAAGGGCATTTTATCTGTCCTCTTTCAAACATTGCGGACAAAGAAGGTAGTCCAGTATACAAATCTTTCTTGTTTCCTTCCGTTGTCGTAAATGGTTCTATATTCTTAAGCCCTCTTTCCTTTGCCAGTCCGGACAATATGGACTGGAAACCGTTTGCCTCACACCGTATCTTATTGGGGTGGAAAAGTCGGTCAAGCTGTACAATCTTATCCACCTGTTCGTTATGCGACATACCGCGCTTCCGGTAATAGTACAACAAATAGTAGTTATCCGTCGCATCTTTGCCCCATACCGAATACACTGTATAGTCCGCTCCAATATTACCGGAAACCGCAAAGTCCACACCTATATGTACCCTTGTAAGCTTGAAAGGAAAATCGTCTATACTTGACGCAAAACATATCGTTTCCATTCCTATAACGCTACGCATCAGATATTCATACGGAAATATCGTTGACGTGTCACTGATAGGAACCACCAAGTATTCACGGTTGAACACAATCGTTCCAAGTTCTTCCTTTTTCGCCAATATCTGTTCAAACGTGTATCTGTCTGGTGCCAACGGTCTGCCATCCGGAAACAATATCGGATATTCAAAACAATAGAAACGCTTGTCTGCCTTCAATATCTGGTACAATTCATTCGGTGCAGAAGAATAAGGCGTACCAGTTACAAGAAAGTAACCGTATGGCTCTACAATCGGTTCTATAGTACCTTTCAGAAGTTCTTTCAATTTCTCTCTTTGTTCGTCCGAATATAGGGAACTTTCATCCGGCATATCGTCACACAAGCAAGCCCCCACATGCAGACCGCGAATCATTGAATCCTTACCGCGTACATGCAGCGTACTCCCCGTTTCCGTCTTTATGGCTGTTTCTCCGATTGAAGCCTTGTTATAAGGGTTCAGTTTTTCCTTTATTAAGTCGTTCGCCTCTATCTCTTCCGTCACTTTCGCTATCTGCACCTTTGCCAGTGTAAAAGTATTGGTAATATAGCATGTTTCTTTCCGGTTGGCATTGTCTACCGTGTCTTGTCTATATGCAGTCGGTCTTGTGTAGGACCATAAACGCCACAGAATAAAGGCATAAGACCATTGATAACTGTTATGTACAACCGTCCCATCCTCCAATAAAAACTTATGGTCTCCATCGCACGCAAAACCATAATATTCCCCCTCTCCAATAGGTTCAATCTTCAATGAAGAATAATCAAATTCTGGTGTTCCTTTCCCTATATTCTTGACTTTATATCCCAGAAACAACTTTCTTATATCTTTCTGTTGTCTACATACAGCATCTACTTCTACATCAATGAAATAACCGTTATAATAACAGCAAAGCAAGTGTCCTTCATTCACTTCATAAGTCATTCCTTTGGACTGTCTCACTTTATACATAGGTGCAACACCTTTATGTAATTGCAGCACTGTACGCGGTGTTGAATCAACACCCATCACTTTATCACCAACTTCTATATCTTGAATCTTCTTCAAAGCCCCATCATACATTACAACCAATGTATCAGCACTCATGCACTTGCCACTCGCCCGGGCGCATAAATAACAACTCCACGGGTATAATTGAGTGAGATTTCCCCACTCTATATTACGCCACCCTAACCGGAATTTAGGCAACATGGTTGTTATGAAATAATTGAGGGACAATATTTTAAGCGTATTGTCCATAGAGGCTTTCACGTTATCCACATAGGATAAACTTTCTGAATCCAGCGTCCGACCCAGATACAGCGCCTTTTCCGACTGATGCACCATTTCCCTAAGCATGGTATCAACGTCGTTTCCATATCCTTCCAACAACTGGTTAAGCGCCCTTTCCGGCAGTCTCTCTATGATATTGTCTACCGCATTGTACAGATATGTAAGCTGATTATTTGTAAGTATTCCTTTTCCGTCACCCGTCAACATAACTGGAAGTCCTCTCTATATCTCCTTTCTTTCTTCTCCACCGTTTCCACGCCTTCACCCCTTAACTTCTTCACGTAGGAAATGAACAACATCGCGTTCGCATCCACATCGTGCTGCGCCCTGTGCGCTTCCACAAGGTCAATCCCGGCAGCCTGGCAACACGTGCCCAGCTTATAGTCCATCTGTTCCAAAGCCGCCATGTGTGCAAACTGCATCGTGTCTATGTAGTATTTTACGTAATTGTCTATATCGTCGTTCATGTAGGCGAAGAAGTTTTTCAGAAACGGGTTATCGAATCCTACGATATTGTGCCCTACAAGCGTACACATCTGGCGTGGATTCTTGTATTTGGCGAACCATTTCTTGCAAGTGCTGTATATCTCTTTCAATGGCACCGCATTCTCTTCTTGGACTTCTTTTGTTATACCGTGTACTGCCGTTGCTTCCTCCGAATATCCTGCAAGTCCTTCCTTGTAGTTATACGGGAATATCATTTCCACACGGTCTATTATTTCCAGCTTTTTCATGTCTATACACGACATAGCCATTTCGACCAAAGGAATGTCCAAAAAAGCTTGTTTTTCCTTACTTGGCAATCCCCCAGTTTCAAAGTCATAGACAATCACGAAATTACTACTTGTTTTCATGTAAATAAATTTTACTTTAAATTACCCCATTGTTCCGCTATCGCTTCCGCAATACCTGGAAAAGTCTTACTTCTTATCTTCTGCCTTTCCTCTTTAGGCAGTCCGTAGGCGTCACAATACCATTTCTGCATTCTAAACCCATTCTTTCCTTCCACTACTTCACCTTTCCCGACAATCTTTGTAGGAGTGAGTTTAGGTAGATTTTTAAGCCATAAGCAAGTCTTTTTGCTTGCCTCGTCCCCGAACATCCAAGGTTCTATGATTTGGTCTGCCTTTCTGAATCTTGTACTCATTATTCCTACCGGGTTCTCTATAGCAATTCTTTTTACACCCGAATTGTATAACTCCATGAAGAAATTAACGGCTTCTTCTCGGTCTTTCGCTCTGTTCGGATATTTAGGATGCGGTCTTCTCTGTTCTATCGGTAATCCCTTGTCTTCCGGGTGATAATACCATGCAGCACCGGACACGCATAGATAGGTGCAAGGGGGATGCGCAACCATCAAATCCCATTCTTCGCCTTCCGGCAAATAATACTCCTCACCGTTTTGCAGCTTTCCTCCAAAATTAGGGATAACCTGCAAGACATCCTGTTTGAAATGCCATTCGGGGTGTCCTCCGCTACAATCTACAATATCACAACTAAAGGCGTTATGACCTCTCTTTCTGAAAGCTTCACAAACTCTCTGACTTTCCTCACATGCTACCAATACATTCATTTTCTTCTTCCTCCATTACGGGGTTATTGTCATTTTCCAATACATTGTACATCTTGATTGTGCAATGCTTTTTAGGGGTTACCACAATCTCGTTTCCTCCCAGGTATTCCGGCAAATGTCCCCTCATTATATATGCCTGCACATCGTTACGGGTAAACCGTTTCCCGTTCTGCTTCCGGAAATTGTCGTTCATCCAGATAAGCAATCCTTTCGCGTTTACATCTTCTATCAAAAATTTTCCCATACCAACTAAAATAAATTATTTTTACAAATCCAAAGACCTTCTTGCTTGTTACAGCCTTTGTTATTTCCACAAAATAATACCGTTTTATCTATATAGTCAACCCTTTCAAAATCTTCGGGCATCCAATATTCCGATATATAGCAATTCTTTTGCCGTTTCGCCCAGCCATAAAATTCTTCATGGCTGAATTTAGTAGAATACCCTTCTGTATTTATATAGGGCGGGTCACAATATATTACATACTTCTCTTCTTCCGGTATTCCCAGCTCTCTATAATCACCCTGGAAAACTTCGATATTACCCATTCCCTGTAAACTCTGCAAATCCCAAAGTCTTTCCAGCCGTTCCATGTTTTGCAATCTCTGCAAATTATCCGGATAATTAAGCTTCACCAGAATATCCTTTATTGCATGCCTTCTGTCCTTGAATGTATCACACCCCTTAAACACATCTTCCGGAATAGAGATACCCATATCTTCAAACAGACTAAAATCACCAAAACAGATTGCATAGTGGAAAGCCTTCTTATATGGTTCGACCTGTTCACTGTAGCAATAGGTTCTCTGATTGTTGCCGAAAGAAAAACATAGTCTTACATACGTATCGTCTTTCTTTAGTCTGAAAAAGTCCTCCCTGCTTATCCATCGGTTTTCATCCTTGAACTTCCCGTTTACCGCGTCAGCGAAAAACTTTGCGCTGTCCGTTATATCGTTTATGATAAACCTTTTGTATTTCCCCGATAAAATAGCTGCATGAGTAACTGCACATCCCCCGGCAAAAGGTTCTACCCATACATCGGCAGAAGGAAGAGCCTCAACAACCCATTTTGCAATACGTGATTTACTCCCTTTATAGGATAATCCATAGTTCATACCTCATTACTTTATCATTAACAACCTTTCAAAATCCTTGTCCCTTTCCTCTTCGCTCTTATACACCACCCATAAATTCTTTATAGGGTTGTCCTTGAATGATGCACTTTCGTCTGCCAGCTTGTTTATCACTATAGCCGGGTTTCCGTCCGAATACCAATCTTTTTCATATGATATAATGAAATACTTCATAAGGGCGTGTTCCCCGTCACTGAACACAAACATTCTGCCTTTTGAACGTTCCTCGTATTCCTTCCATGCCTCAACCTCTTTCTGAAATATTTCCGCCTTCTCGCTATTAGGGTTCTCCAGGTAATCCACTATCATTCTGGGAATCCTTTTCAGTCCTATAGCGGTAAACACTTCTGCGCATCCTATCAGTAAATCAATATCTTTTCCCATGCTCTTTCTCCAAAAGTTTTTCTATCCTCTCTTCCGGTATCTGGTTCTTCAGACTGTTTCTGTCTCCGAAATCGTATATCTGATGGCATTCCATACATGCCAAAACTATGTTTTCCGGGTCACAACGTAAACCGGGATGCGCGCCCCTACTCAATATATGGGAGAAGAAAATAGGTTTCATTTCAAGCCCCAGCCACTTTCCACAATGGAAACAATAGTGGGGGTTCTCCTCCCATACCTTAACAAACACTTCGTTAAGCCTGTTTTCCTCTTCCTTCAATGAAGCGCGGTTCAACTTCAATTTCTTTCTATTGTCGTAGCATTCCTTACATAACCATCTGTTGCGGTCATATATGAAATGATTCTCCTTACAAGAAACACACGGTCTTACTTCTTCCTTCACTGTCTTTTTCATGGCACAAATATACAAATATTATTTTATAACATAAACTTTTATTATGTCATTTTTCACAAATCTTATAAAATATACAATCCTTACATCTGTCTTTGTCGAATAGCCGTCCTCCGTACTGGCTGCAAAGTATAAACCCCTTCTCCTTGTTCCAATACTTTTTCCTTAACATCTCCCTGTATCTTTCGGACAAATCCTCTTCCTCCTCCTTAAAAGGACTTATCCACCCTCTTTCACGTTGGTATTTATTGGCTCTGAATACCTGGTATTTACTTCTATTGTTCCATTTCTCTATTGCTTTCGGACCTATCAAGTTATAGGGGTCGAACATCATTTCCTTGTATCGGCTGTTCTCTATCATAGAACCTTGAAACACCATATATTCCCATAATGCCCTATTAGAGGAAATCCCGGTCTTTTCCCAGAACTTTTCCATGAGTTCTATTTTTGACCGGGTTCTCTTTAAATTGGGGGTGTAGTTGAAAAGATATTCTATTATCCTTTCAATGGCTGTTTCAATCCTCTTGTTCTCCCCACAATCTTTTTGCTGTGTCATAGTTCTTTTGCATTTCGTTAACCGCCTTCTTCGCATAAGTCAAAGAATAGGAATGTTCACGTGGATATTTGCCGGACTTCAAGCCTTCGTGATATTCTTTGGCTTTCTCTAACTTGTGCTCGTAATAGTCTATACTTTCCGGCATAGATAGATTAATTACCTCCGCTTTCTTGTCCCAATACTTGGCTACTCTTTCATGTTCGACAGCCTTATCGCTGAACTCAACACTTTTGCCCATATTGTTCCAGGCTTCGTCAATCATTTTTCTATGTCCTCTTTCGCTGTGGTGTCCGACCTTGATAGGTTCTCCCAATGATAGGAAGTCTCTATCTTTATTGGATTTCTCGTAATACTCATTACTCTTTTGTTCTGCCGAAGCCGCCCACATTCTGCGTCTTTCCGCTCTTTGCTTTGCCCACTCCTGGACATTGAAACCGTCTGCACGCACTATCGAATAGTAATAGAATCCGTCCTTTTCATATATCAGATTGAAAACAATGCACTCGTTTTCCTTTCCGTACTTGGTCGTTACTTCGATAACCTCTCCCTTTTCATACTTTTCTTCGCACTTTGCTAAAAATACATTCGGACAAAACTTGCTGTAAACGTTCATAACTTCAAAATTTTATTTGTTTGACAATCAAAAATTATTAGCCTTAAATTCACCTCTTAACTCTCCGTTTTTGTACATTCTTACAGAAGCAACAACTACTGTACTGGACAAATAACGTCCGACATCATTTCTCAGTTTTTGTTCCAAAGCTATAGCCTTTGCCATTGATTTAGTTCTTTTCTTCAATACCTTATTAAATCCGAAAACTATATCTTTCGTTTCAATCTCAAAGCTATATACATTTGAAAACAACACCTTTTTCAAATCTTCCGTCATTCTTTCTACATTTGATTTCATATCTTTATCTTTTTATTTGTTTGACTTCTTTTTCTTGGTTCCCTTATCAGAACCACATTGCAAAAATAAGATTTTGTTATGACATACGCAAGTGCTTATGTGTAAAATGTGAGTTGTTTAACATCATTTCACAATACCAATAATTCACTATAATAAAAATATTTTACAAATTACATAACATTTTATTATTCTATAATTAATGTAATTTGTAATTATTTATAACCAAAATAAAAGGGAGTTACTAAATTGTAACTCCCTAATTATCAATTGTTTATAATCAAAATTAAAGTTCCAAAGTTGATATAGGGTAAAGATAAATCCCGCTGATATTGTAACCAGCAACCCCGGATTCCTGTAATGAAAAATTTTGATTATTTACAAAACACGGATTCAGCATGCACATAGTCTGTCCAGTAGGGTCTACTGCTGTCACCATCTTTGTAGTCGAATCCTGGCTCTGAATTGTCTTGCTGTAAATAGCAATGGCAAAACCAAGCTCGCCCAAAATCAAAGTGTCTACAATAGACTTAACGGAACCAAGACGGTGCATCATACCTTCCATTACTGGCTGCTTGAAGTCAATAAAGAATTGGTCTACCGTCCATGTGCATTGATACTGTACGGCCGGAACCTCCTGGTTAAGGAGTGAGCCAAGCCCTTGTACATTCGCACGGGTGATGTTTTCTGCAAATTGCAGATTACGAACAAACCCGGCTACTTGATTATCTATTTTAATATACGCTTTAGGCGCTGTAAAAACTGCCATAATCTTCTAATTTTTAGGGTTTGTTTTATCCACGAATTAAATATCCAGTAAAGAACAACTTAGTGATTTCGTTATTTACCACAATTTTGTAGGTGGTGAAATAAGCGTCTTCCTTTCTTGTTGTCACTACGTCTTTGAACGACAAAATCAGATTGTCTTGTGCATCCGTTGCAGTTCTTGATTGCAAGTATGCCACAGTCCAGTCTTTAACCGCTCCTGCTGTCAATGTATTGGCGTTAACACCGTTTTCCTGTCCCAGCAAGTCAAGCGTTGCATTTACAATCAATTCCTTGTTGATTTGCGCAACAATACGCATGAACTGGATGGAATAGGACTGTCCTTTTGCGTTGAACAGATTGGCGTTGTCCTGCAATGTATTCACACCCTGCAAGATGTTGAACTTTCCGGTGTAGTCGTTCAATACGGTTGTTAAAATACCGTATTTCAATGCCTTCTTCTGCTCCGATTCAGTCAATGAGTGTTGCAGTCTGTCAACACCTATAGACTTGAATGTAGGCGGTACATAAGGCGGTTTGCCGCTAATACGTCCCACAATGGCACACAAGTTATACATAACTCCCCACCACCGTATCTTCTGGGCATCGAATGCGGACACCACACCTGCCCCACCATGTACAAGCTGCACGAACGAGCTGTCAAACTTTTTCGCCAAATCGATTTCCTTCGAGAAATCCGCTCCCTTGTCATATCCTGCCACATAGAGAAAATGCTGGAACTTGGCTACTCCGTTCATGTGTGTAAGGTATGCACAGGTTGTTGCCGAATATGCATTGTCTCCTACCTGGTCCAGAATGACGTTACTGTAGTCCAGACCTACAATCTGGTCCAGTACAGCGTTAAAGTCGTCCATATCGAAACTTTCTGTACCTCCTGCCGCCAGAATATAAGGCTTACCACCCAATGCCGTCGTAATGTCCTCTTCAGTAATCTCACCGTCGCCTTCCACATTAGTAGACGGGTCAAGCACGAATGCCAAAGCAAAGTTGGAATCGTTCTGTGCCCAATCCACAAGTTCCTGCATAGTGCCGAATTCCGGTGATTCAAGAACCAACTCGGGGTCACTGTTTTCCTGCGTGATGTCTCCGTAGGGTAAACCATCGCTGTATGTTCCGGTATATGTACCTCTCCAGAACTGCAAAATCCACTTGGTAGCGTCTTCTCGTCCTGCGATAAAGTTCATACCGTAACCCTTTGTTAATAACTCGTCGTTCAATAACGAACCGTTGGCTACCAAACCTTCGTCCAATGTTTTTACCGCAAACGTGTCTCCTGCTGCCGTCGCAAACGTCATTTTTGCACCTGTAGTTGTTGCTGCACGAACAAATTCAAGTTCGGAAATTCCTACTGCGTCGGGGTTTGAAGGGTCCGGTGCAAACAGAGCTTCGGCAACTCTCCACCAAAGACCTCCCTTCATGAAAGCACGAAAATCCGCGATATTGTCGAAAGTATAGATAGCGTTCTGTCCCTGCGCATTCTCGCCATTGATACCAGCACCGCCACCAAATCTGGCTGAATACTTTCCTGTATCAATAATAAGGACTTTTCCATAGTCAAGATTTCGTGCCGGGTTCATTTCCCCACTTACAATAGTGGAGTAGACACCTGGCAATGAAATCTGCCGACCGTTGAAAATAAACGTTGATGCCATATTATTTTTCTTTTATTAGTCCACGAAATTCTGCAAGAACTTCCCTATCAAATCCTTACATTCATACATTTTCGGTATAAAGTTAAACATTTTTATTCCTTACACCAACTATTTAGTCACAATTTTATCAATATCTGATTCTACACCGGGCAACTCATAGTCTCTTTGGTAATTGTCCGCACCCCATTTATCGGCTGCTATCCCTGCATTCTCAAATGCAATCTTATTAAGCAGTTCTTCGTTTATCAGTGTTCCTACAATCTGGTCCAAAGTCAAGTCAAGCCTTACAGACTTTATGAATATAGGAATAGGCAATACATTCTGGTTCGTCATTAATTCCGTTATCCTTACCTCCACCAAATCATATTGGGTGGAAAGCCAGTTGTAGGAACCCATTATCAATGCATACAGAACTTCCGACATAATTATACTTTCCAGCATGTTGTCCGACAAGCACATGATTTCAAAGTTATGGAAACGGCTGTCTCTTATCTGCCATGCTCCGCCATCATATATCTGTCCGTTCATCTTGCCTATGGAATTTGCCGTCCCTGGGTCTGCCCCCGGTTCCCTTATCACATAAGCTGGCAATCCGGTATTGTCTTTCGGGAACTCGAACAATACCCTCAAATTTCTCGGGTTCGTCATTCCCCTTAAAAACAGTTTCTTCGCCTGGTCGTAAAAGTCGAAATTCCCTTCCTTCATTCCATTAAGAAGCCTGTATAGGAAAGTATTCTGTTCGTCTCCCTGGTGCATCTTGTAATCTTCCGGTATATAGTTCAATATTGATACTATAAACTGCTTTACTTTAACAATTTCTATCATAGTCCTTTAATTTGTTTTAGTGCCTCATCTATCGCCATTTCGGCAACATATTCTATCTGGGCTTCTTCCAAAGCCCGGTCCATTAGCTTTTTAGCCGTTATACCTCCATTGAACCAGCTTGTAGGGTCTGACTTGTCGCTAACTCTTCTGAATGTCATATACTGACCTCTCTTTTCCTGGTCCGAACTTCGAGCCTCAACCCTTACAAGACCTTCGTATTTAGCCGACTTGTGCATATATTCCGGCACGTTCAATCCAGGTATGTCTATCTCCTTCCTGCTTCCCCTAACTTGCTGGCTTGCTGGCAAGTCGACAAACTTCAGAGGCTGACCCCCTGCATTGCGCGCCATGTCATACACATCTTTAGGCATTACGGAACTAAAGATACCGGATTCCGCTATCGCTCCCGGTGTAGCATGTCTGAATGGTATTGTGAGATACCATCCCAGACCGTCCTTCTTTATCTTTGCCTTGTCCGAACGCTGGAAACCTATCTTCTCGTCAAACGGTGTAGCTCCTTCTTCCAGCATCATAGGAAGCGGACCTGCCGCCCTTGCAGACAAAACAAACTCTACTGAAGTAGCGGAAGTCCGGTCTACTTGCATAGCGGACCGATATATACCTCTTGTCTGATGCAATTCAGAATCTACAAGTGCGTTCCATCTCCGCATATATTCCTTTACTACATCGTCAACAAGACGTGTACCAAGAAATTCCGCTTCTTGTGGTGTCAACGCAAATTCAGCAACCGTTTCTGATATGTCAACGTATAGAGGTAACATCCTTACTCCTCTGTTAAATATTTAATATCACACCCGAACTTTGCAAACAATATCTCTATAAACTCACTGTCCGTTCCAGACAGACTTTTCCGGCTCAGTGTTACTACCGTTCCTATCTTATAGGATATCACGTCGTCCAACAACTTGTTAAACCCTTTTCTTTGCGCCAATGTAACGTTAAACGTCACATCCTTATATACATCTTTGGCGTGCAGTCCGTTTTCCCTGCAATACCTTTCCAATGCTTCTATATGCTTATTAAGGTTATGTTTGTTCATAACCCTTGCATATATTACATTCTTTCTTTGTCCTTTAGACGCAATCGCATATACCGATTCATCGTCGTAATCTATCCATTGTGTAGCGGAATTATGGGTTTTTATCCTTCCTTCCTTTACATAATTGGATAATGTTGCCCGGCTTATACCAAGGACTTCCAAAACTTTCTTTGCTCTCACAATACAAAATATTTAAATTTGTACAAATCTAAACACTTTTCATCAAAAAAGCAAATTTTTACACATCTTCATTATATATCACACCGCTACCATCAAAATTCGGCTTCTCTATCGCTATAAGATGGCTCCTTCTTACAATAGCCTGGACCGGAAGCTCTATCTTATTCAGTTGTCCGCTTTTCTTGTCAGTGACCCATGAAGCGCGTATCTCATGCGGCAAATCTATAACATGGTATTCCGGGTTATGCTTGTAATATACCGACACAAAACCGTTTTCGGGCAAAGCGTCTATCTCCATGTCCAATATGATACAATAGGGGTTGACGTCGCTTACATGTCCCTTGTCCGTCTTTATAAGAGGTTTGTTTGAAGCCTCAAACAGATACATAGCCAATACCTGTACTGGTTTGTATGTGGTAAACACAAACGGCTGTCCCATATCATCGTATCTTATAGGGAGATTTTCAGAAAAATACGATATTTCATTTCTGAAAGAAATCCTGTCATAATAGGATAAATTCGCCTTGTCTATATCCCTCACTGTTACCGCCATTGTACCTAAAAGCTCCTGGCTCCATGATTTGTATTTGTCGGTAAAATTAATCCCTGTTATCAGTGCTTTCGTATGTATCGCATTCACATAGAAATATCCGGTACCGAAACAATTCTGACAGTCTGGCAGTGCAGATTCTTTTCCATGACACGGGCAACGTAAAGCGCGCATTATCTCCACATCGTAACCTTTGGCTTGTATCGCCTGGTCGAACTCCGATTTGAAAAATTCCGGTCGGAAATTACTCAATCCAGAAGATGGAGACTGTAATATATTTCTTGTTTCTCCCATAACTTAAAATACTGCAAATTTAACCTCGTCATACACCAACTTCAACCTTCCTACCGTTTCCTTTATCTCTTTTTGATATTGAATCAATCTTGCAGAATACCCGGCAGATGTCGCAGAAGCCGTTGTGCTTATGCTTTGACTTAATCCGTCTATACTTAAAGACTGTCCAGAAACGCCTGCAATACCCAGAACCAAATCTCCAGCTATGTTAAGCGGCCCGAATGATGCAAGTTTTCCCAACAGATTAATCAAGTCCATAGGCATTTGGTCTACATCCCACCCGGTTATATACTGTACCCTCCAATAATCCGGTATATACTGGAAACGCTGCATACCAATCTGAGACGTTATGCCTGTCAATATTATTTCCGCATTTCCTTGTGTCGTGGAAGACCCTGTAGGAACAACACTCAGCCTTCTTTTCCCTTGTCCCATACCACTGTCATACTCGCATGACAGCCATCCTTGGGGGTATATAATCTGCTCTATCTTATTGAGCATCCCAATCATGCTTAACGGCTCCCTTACCGGATATGACGGGAACAATATAGGGAATTGCTGCCAATAGTCCTTTTGGTAATAAGTCAAAGACTGGTCGATTAACTGCTTTACAAATTTCAAATTGAACCAATTCTCAACCTCTCTTTGTGCTGATTCTATATAGGAGCGCATGGATTCGTCCGTAAATGATGCTCCCTGCCCTCCGTCAATGGTTATTCCGTATAAGTATGTCTGCCATATCTCGGCTACAGACAGCACAAGTCCGGAATTTTTCTTGTATTTTATCGTAAACGTCAATCGACCACCCATCTTTGTAAAATATTTTTATTTAGACAAAATCATATCTATAATTTCCTCTTTCTTTTTGCCTTTAAGGTCTTCTTCTTTAAAAGAGCCTCCGTCTTCTGTCATTGCAAGTTCTTTCAATTCGTCAACCTTCATTTTCTTAAGAGCCGTCTTTACCTCATCGTCCTCTTCTTCCTTAATAGAAACTTCCTGCTTTGTTTCCAGTTCGGGGGCTACTGCCTGCGTCTCCTTGTTTCCTGCCTTCAAATCCTCGACGCATTTCTTCCATACTTCAATTTCCTTTTCTTTCTTGGAAATTTCAACCTTCTGCGCCTCGACGATATTCTTAAGACGTTTTATTTCCTCTTCATATTCCTTGTTCCCTTCTTTCACTTCCGAACGAAGTTTTTCTTCAAGGCGTGTTTTGAATTCCGGTTCCTCACCTTCCTTGTAAATATCGGGAAGTTTACGGCTTACTATTTCTTGATAGAGTTCTTCCGATACTTCCGCTCTACCGTTAACAAACTGTACCGGGCCACCATTAAGTACAATTCTATGGTTGTTATACACCCGACTTTTTAAAATTACTTTTTCCATAATACAAAAATTTTAAACAAAAAGGGAAGGAGTTCAATTACTCCCTCCCTTTCACTTTTCACTTCTTAAACCTATAAATTTATATCAAGCTAATTACAAGCCTTCTTCACCAATGTTAACGATACGTACAATCTTTGCAGGCTGATACAGTACCGGGGTACCGTAGTTCAGAATTGCAAAGCGCTTGCTTGGAGATGTAACAGCGAAGTCCATCTTCATAGTATCAGCAAACTGCAAGTATTCGTTAATCTGACTATCATTGTAATATACCAAAGCAGACTTGGTACCTGCAATGATACGGTTGCGGTCACGTACATGATTTTCGGCTGCACCGTCATAACCTGTTGTCATCTGTGAAGCCGGAACCTCAAAGATAGGGAAGTATTCGGTATTTGCATTCAAAACCGCGTTCTTCTTGGTACGATATACCACAAAGCAAGTAGCAGGGAATGCACCACCTACGCCAGCGGTAAAACTAAATTCTACTGATTCAGAAGCGGATACAGTCTGAGCGCCATTATATGTGATATTCAGAGGTGCGGATTCACCATAACGATTCTTTGCTGTTACCAAATAGCCATAAGAACCTGCATGGTTGCCGAAATTAGTCTTAGTATCGGCTACGTTAAACTTAATGGCAGTACCAACAACCGGAGCAACCGGAGTAACCGGGGCCTTTGCACTTGAAGCTCCCTTTCCTGTTGTGATAGGTTTACGTTCGTCGAAGAAACGGTCATTCTTAATGTTAATTTTACCGAACTGGGTTGTAACATCATTTACAGACTGACCCATAGTAGCACCAGTTACAGAAGCTGCAAGACCTACGATAACTCGCTTGCTTTCGTGGAACATCTTAACGTAGTTGTTAAACACAATCGGGTTAGAAATGATGCGGTCGATATAACCGTTATAAACGTTCACTACAACGTTTGCAGCGTCTTGAATCAAGTTGTCATTCAACACAGAACCTTGTGCGTCGATAACTGCTGGGCTGTTGAAATAACCGTCTAACAGTTGTTCAGAAGTCTTGCCTTCTGCCGTGCCACCGTCCATTTCGTTGATACCCAACATGTGTTGACGGAAAACACCGTCGAATTGCTCGGCTACACAAGAAGAATCAGCGTCAACAAGACGTGTGTCGATAATGGTACTCAGAAGGATAGTCTTATTCTCGACTTCTTTCTGATACATGTCCATATTGCCAGCCAATTTAACCAACATTCCCGGATGTGTAACCTGTCCGGAAACACCCATGAACTTGGTTACGATTGATTTACGTCTGTATTGAGAATCGGTTTCCTGCGGAGTTTCACCTTCTGCATTGAAAATACCGACTTCCTCACCATACTTGTACAACTGGTTGTACTGGTGTACAGTGTTGTCAATCTTATGTTTAGGCATTTCCATGTAATAAACCAACTGGTTCATACGGTTGCCCAAAATCTTCAAGACTGAATCCAGGGATTCAACTTTCAAACCACCACCATTGTTGATTTCGTTGTTATACTGCATTCCGGTCTTAAGACCTGCTTCCATCGCTTTCAAGATTTCTGCCGAATCCATGCCGCCCAGTACATCGCCAGTACCGTTTTGATTGCTATAATTATACAAATCCATATTCTTTTTATTTAATAGAGTTTATTTCACGAATTTTACACCATTCTTTTCGTACATGTAACGTGCGAGATTTTCACCTACTGTTTCAGCGTCCGGATTGATAAGGTATGCAAGTGCATCACTTTCCAGTGACTTAGCAATACTTTCCGGTGCCTCTTCCAAAGACTTTTCAATAAGCTTTACGGCCATAGGTCTGTCTTTCACTACATTAACTTCGTATTTACCTGCTTCGTCCTTTCTTTCCTCGAAAGATTTCTGAATAGCTGTCATATTGTTAAGTCCTTCTGAACGGAACATAGGAGTAACGCCAGACATTTTGTCCAATTTGTCGTTAATACCATCCACTGTTTCCTGGAACTTGTCAATAGACTTTTGGAAATTCTCCATCAAAGGTGCAAATACAGAACCCAATGATTTCATGATGTCTTCCTTGTCGGATTTCTCCACTTTTTCACTTTCTGCATCCTTATCCTTGGCGGTATTCTTTTCGTCTTCCTTCACCTTTTCTTCGTCCTTCACGGCTTCCTTTTCCAGCTTGTTGATATCCTTTTCCTCTTTGGTTTCGGATTCATGGTCTCCTGCTGCTGCTCCGTTTTCAGACTTTTCGATTTTCACGTTCGCCATAATGTACTCGTCAGAAAATCCCATAGACTTCATCAGAGATACGATAGGGTCGTTCAAATATTTTTCGTCCATCTTTATTAAACTTTTAATTGTGTACAAACTTATTTATTAACAGTTCTCAAATAGTCCTTTATAACATTCAATCCTACATTACCGTTCAGATAATAATTATAAAGCTCTTGAAATCTTTCGTCTCTTTCCACTATGATAGGGTTAATGGTTACATTGAAAGATTTGTCTATTTTTATATTATATCCGTCCTTCTGTAGCTCTACAAGAACGTTATTAGAACCGTTGTTAATTTCTTCTTTATTGTCCTCTACGAAATCTACTGTCTGCACGCCCTTTACTATATCGGCAAATGAATTTGCATTTACGGGCGTCATTGTCATTGCTACGTTTGTAATCAATGCCTTTGTCACCTTTTTAGGGTTATTCTTGTCTCTTTCAAGCGCTCTTCCTTCAACGGAGAAACCAGGTTTCCGGTCTGTACCACTTGCAAGCATTTCCAGTGCCTTGTCATAAAACGCTCTTGCTTCCGGTGATTTCTTCCATAACTGGCAACGCACGTAGAACTTGTTATTCTTTACATATGCGTCCAATGGGTGTCCTATCCAGAACCTTGATTTATTGATAGGACTTCTTGACGGCAAATGGTCCAAATTAATAAGACCGTGTTTTAAAAATCTGTCTATTACAAATCCGTTAGGGTTCATAGATTCATCCTCCGAATCAATGGAAGAATCAGACGCTAAACCTTCAAAAATCATCTTTTCGTATCTTCTGTCGTCCCCTACCGGGTAATCCATAGGATTGAAATCTGATTTCTCAAAGTTTGCCTCTGTGAAAAAATTGAATTTTGAATCTACCTCAAACATCTTTTAATACTCTGTAATCCAACGAATTGAAATAAACATGTTTCTGTAAATATCTAATAATCAATATATTACAATAACTAAAATATATTTACAGCTTTACCGATTCAAATGTATGGATTTTTATGCAAATAGCCAAAGTTTTATGCAAAAATTATTCACCCTTGCTTTTTAAGTAGTTGTCTACGAACTTATCGGATGGCTTTGTATAATTCTTTTTACCTTCCGGTACCGGGTATGCCCATTCATAGAAATACTTCTTTCTATCTCCTTCTCCCAGTTCTCCAATTACCGTAAAACCCTTTGCCCTTCCATTACTTCTTTCTTGTACAATCTTCTCGAACTCTTCCGGTGGTGTGGTTGAATTTTCCTGCTTGAATATATGGTTGCTCAATTCTTCCATCACCCTGTCCCTTCTCTTCTTCTTGCTTTCTTTTTCTTTCGCCTCTTTCTCCTTTTGTTCTTGTATCTTCTTCTCTCTTTCCTCAACCATCTTTTTATATACACCGCTTTTGTGTAAACTTTGGTCGAACATATTATTTACAATATCTCCCAATATCCCAAACTCCGATTCTTCTATTCCAATACTGTTAACAACATCTTCAATAAACTTTGTATGCTTAGAAGGTATATACCTTTCATTATAATATCTCTCCAATAGGGTTTCATCCTCCAGCATCTTCTTTAACTTCTCATTCTTGTGGACTTCCCCATTTATCCTTTCAGCGTCTTTAATGATATTCTGAATATCTTTGGAAGTGAACCCGTATGCCGTATCTATATCAACACTAAACCCGTCGTTTGAACCATAGGGTTGAATATCTATACCGCCTTTCTCGTCTGCATTCGCCTTGGTGTGGTTGGAAACACGTATCTCATAGCTTCCTTTTCCTGTCTCAAACTTAAAATAACTGCTCGCGGTTGTTTTCGCCTTGTTGTAATCGTAATCTATGTTATTCTTGTTCAACCATGCTTTCAGTCCCTTGGTAACTGCTGCCGGGTTCGTTCCTGTCTTCTCTATGGACCTGTCACCGCTTCTGTTAATGACCTGGTTTGTCGATTCTCTTTCCTTTTCGGTATATATGTATCTGAAACCGCCTTTTCCGTCCGGCTCTTTCCGTACATACTTGTGCGATACTGCCTTTTCCAGCTTGTCACACAACATGCTTTTCAGTATATCCTTTTCCATGTCTTCCTTTAATAAAAAGAAGGGGTGTTTACACCCCTCCCCAAAACAATTAATGCAATTGTAAACGATATTTAGTTTGCTTGAGTGTTGCCATGAAGTCTTCTACCCACGACTTTTCCCCGGCATATTCGGGGTTATTGTCAAGCTTGGAATAGAATTCCTTTGTACGGTCTATAATGAGGTCCACCAATTCTATAGGGTCGTTGACCTCTATCTCCTCACCATTTATCTCCCCGTCCTTGAAACGGCCGAAACCGCTTTGTCCGGCTTCCATTATCTTATCTTCATAGTCGGAAAGCTCCTCTAACAAATCGTCCAGATACTTGTGCTTGGCATTGTCTTCCTCTTTCCAATGCACATTTTTTGAACGCGTCTTAACGCCTTCCAGGAAATTAGCGAAATCGGCAAACACCGTATACATACTGTCCTCCTTCTTTGCCTTTTCCAGTACATCGGCTTTCACCTTCCCCTCTTGAATCATTTCGGAAATAACACTTTTGAATACCATCGCGTCTTCCACAGAAGAAAACTTCATGGAAACCGTCAGTCCGTCTTCCGACTTCTCTATTTCCTCGCTGTTCGTTTCTTCGTCCGTAGTTTCCGTTTCCTCGTTCTTTGCTATTCCGTCACCTTCCGGGCCTTTTGGCTTGTCGTCCAAATCTTCCTTGCAAATAGCATTCGCATCGTCACAGTCCATTGTCTTCTCAACTTCCTCACTTTTCCAGTCTTCCGGCAATTCACCTTCAAGACCCAATTCTTTAGCACGTTTCTTAATCCATGCCTTAACCTTTTCTTTTGGCATGTCAGAAGCACCGGACAACTTGATAGCGTCCTTCAAATCCTGGCTATTTCTGATAGGGTATTTCCCGTTCGGCATTGCCTCTCCTTTCTTTGCAAGGTCTTTTCTTTCACTGTGTGAAAAATCGGTCTTGTTGTTCGCTTTCCGTATCTCTTTCGGGTATTTCTCGCACACAGACTTTACCACGTCTTCCGTCACCTTCTTTTCCTGGAAAGCCTTCATCACGATTTCTACCGGGTTGGGTTTCACTTCCAGTCCCAAAATCTTCTTGATATTGTCTTTCATGTCAAAAATGAAATCGTAATCGTCCAGTTCAGTAACCGGGTCAATCCACATGCTGCCGATTTCCTCTTCACCGTCTACCACCACAAAAGCCGGGGATTCATCGTCAACATGTCCCATGAAGTAATGAATTTCCGCATTCTTCGTTTTGGCTACACCGACCTCCATAAGGGTGTCTTCCGAAACGTCTATCCCAGTCTCCTCAAAAAGCTCTCTTTGTGCAGCTGTACGGAAATCTTCTCCTTCGTCTACATGTCCCCCAGGTATGCACCAATCGGGTGTATAGTTCATATTTTCACCTGCTCTCTGTAAGATAAGTAACTTACTGCCTCTGAACAAAAGCACGTCCGCATACTTGACTACCCCGGTCTTTGCCTTCATGATATCATCGTATGCGCTTTTGGAAAGCTTCTTGCTTTTCCATGCTTTCTTTGCTACATGAACCGCATATACATCCGCAATGGCTTCCGCTATATCTTCGTCTTTCTGGAAGGCGGCAATAGCCTTGAAAACCTTGTCCCTGTCTTTCTGCAATTGTGCAACCCGTGAAGTATGCTCCTTCAAGAACTCGTTGTATTTCTCTTCCGAAATCTCTCTTTCGTCCTTGTCAAGTAGGGAGAAGCTTTTCAATACCTGGCTTCTTTCGGCAAATTCGTTTGCAAGCTCTTCTGTTCTTGCTTCTATCTTTTCGGAGCGTCTCAGCAACTCCCTGTATTCAGACACCTTTTGTTCTGCTGTCTGTAAATGAAATAATTTCTTTAAATTCATAGCTACAAATTTTTCTGCTAAAATACGAATTTTGCACAATCTATCCAAAAATACAGACATTATCAATATAATAGGAAGTGTTTTTCTTCAATTCGGGCTTATAAAAATACCTGTTAAGTGTCTCCACCTTTTCTATCCGGTCAATCCTACCCCTCTTGTTCCCATACAGAACAATTCTGTCGGAAATGTTCAATTCCTTTACTTTTACCGGAACAAGATAGTTCTTTCCATACGTCCATACCATTTGTTCGCCCGAAATCCTGTTAAGAACACCTTCCTTACCTGCATTAAAATAGATGTTATACACTGATTCTTGCGGTTTCATTTCACGTACATGCAAGCCTTCCACAAGCGTATAGGAATATCTTGTCTTTACGGCTTCATTAATCCTTATATCCTTTAGGAATTTCTCGCCTTCAAGCGTCCTTATTTCCACAAACCCGGTATTGAATCCTCCTTCCATCATATCAATGCTCCGTTTTCAAAAACAAACCTTCTTTAGTTATAAGCGCGTATTCTGGTCCAGCCTCTATATTATACAGTTTCCCTTCATATAATGATAATCCTCTTTCCTTTATCTTTACCGTTCTCACACCCATATGCATATATTCCGGATTATCATTATAGAATTTTATGTATTCCTCTACATCTCCTTGTTCTATCTCCTTATCAGCACCCCTTCGACTGCTTCCGCTATTTATTCCAAAACAGTCTTCATCGGTCCATTCATCAAATGTCTTTTCATCAACAAGCGGTATCGTTACTTGATGCGGCATAGTGAACGAGAGATGTTTTGCGTCTTCACATACGGAGATTACTATCCCCTTTTCCAATACAACGTTTTCCATCTCCCCTTTGAAATTGGTGCACTCCACTCCCTTCTTGAATAGGTTCGTATCATTCATCATACAATAGAGTAATACATACTCGTCTTCCTTTATCTGGTCCAGACGTACCGGGATAACCTCCCAGTTGTACACATCCACCTCTTCCGTGCTTTCCTTGACACGTTCCTTTGTTACCCTTGTCTTCCGTAGGGTCAGAACCTCTACATCTCCCTTATATCCGAAAATCATACCTCAAACACTTTGTCTCCAACATATATTTTTACTTTACTTTTTCTCTCTATCTGTCTCTTGTATGGTTCTTTAGGCGGTTCAAATGAATGCGTCTCGTCATTCCAAACCATACCTTTAGGCACCTCCCTAAGGTCACAGCGGCAAAAAGGGTGAACACTATTTAACACTGGTTTCCAATCTTTAACTTTCCTCCCTATATTGTCCCCATTGCTTATAAGGTCTATAAGCTTGAATATCCTCGGTTTGCTTCCTATCCCTGCTGTGGTGTAAAACTTTATACAGTGCTGGCATGCTCCACTGAACACCTCTTTATATACAAGCGCATCCGCCCCCTGCTCCTTCATTATCTGCTGGGATACCCCGGTCTGATAGATGTTCTGCATCTCGGTTTCCACTATACGTCCCCAATCACGGTTCCAGTCTTCCAAGGAATGCCCTATATTGCTAACAATATTCTGAACGGACTTCTTTTTCAAGACACCCTCTATCATCTCCTTCTTTATCGTTCCCAGCTCCAGTTGTCTCTGCTTCTCCACAAGGGCTTTCACCTCTTCTTCCGATACGGCATTAGACATTATCGTTTTGGCCCGTTCTCCCATCGTCTTTATATAGGAATATGTGCGTGTTGCTGCCGCATAATACACTTCCTTTTCCAGGGGTGTAAGAACTGCCCATTGGTGACGGTCTATATACTTGGTAAAATCGTCAAAATTGAGTGTTGATAATTGTGCTGGCGTGAGTTGCGCACTCAATCTCCCAAACAGATAGGATTGGAAATAGGGTGGTAACTTTTCTATCTCCCTTCTCCATTTATAGCCATACCGCCTTAACAAGGACTTGTCTTCCGGTGTCAACAGTTCATCCCCCATTACATCGGCTACAATCCTTGCAAGACGGTAGTCTATTATATCATACAGTTTTTGTATCTCTTCCGGTGTGAATATCATTTTCCAACCGTTTTTATCATTTCTTTTATAAGCTCCTTTATCATCGCGTCCGATTGTGTAGCGAACATGGTCTGTGCAAGCCCTTCATAACCGCATTGTATTTTCGGGTATCTGATAGGGTCTTTCACATGTCTTTTCACTCCAATAAGACGCGATACCAAAGGTGTTCTTATACCATCAATTTTCTTTTCCGGCATTCTTCTTTTCTTTTATCTTATAACCGTCATAAAGGTCTTCATCAAAAATAGACATATCCGGTTTAGGGAAGTAAGGATTTGAAGGCGTGCTTCTATGCAATTCCCTTCCTTCTGGACCCATAGCCGCAATTTCCTCCATCGTCCAGTCTTCACCCATTCCTCGCTCTTCAATCTCGAACCACTCATCAGCCGTCATATCAATTCCGTACTTTTTCTTTTCCATAATTAACTCCTTTCTTTAAGTTTCTATGCAAATATACAAAACTGTTCAGAATTGAACAAATTTATAAGTCTATTTTTTTAAGAAACCTATCAAGTTCTTTTTGATTTAACACTTTATTATCATAAATCACTCCGTTATCGGAATTTCCGTCATACAATTTAACGGACTTGAATTTATCTTTCAATGGAGTTTCGATAACTTTCTTGAAAGATGCGGACGCGCCTTTATGTCCTTTTCTCGCCACTTCTGTAGGGACATACCGTTTCGTTCTTTCAAACCGTTTCTGTATTCTGTCCAAAGCTGTACTGAAATCGGTTGCCACACCTACAAGATGAACGTCATAACCCTGTGCCTTCAAATCATCAACCAATTTTTCAAGTTTTTCTGGATTTCCGAAAACAGCATCTTTTACAAAAGAAGATTTTTTGGAAATATATTCTTTATCAATCTGTTTTCCTATATCCGATACCTCTTCATGCACATAGGAAGATGCCTTCTTCGGGTCTATCCCCTTCACCCTTTCATAGTCCGGTATCATGTCGCGCATATCGTCCACATCAATAACGGGCAACTTGTCTATAGACGGGTCTTTCTCCTTCATCTTCTTAAGATAATACCCTTTTCCAGAACCACCACCTCCAAGCATAAGATAAGCACGCGGTTTGGTCTCATACAGCATTTTCTTAAAATACTCAGACTTTATTTTGTTATGTACCTTAATCTGTCTGTCTCGCTTCCACGCACTACCTTCTTTATAAAGGTCTTCCGTTGTCTTGGTTAAATCGGCTTTCTCTTCCTCCGTAGACTTTCTTTTCTTATATGGCAGTCCAACAATGCCAAGCTTCCGGTTTACCGCGTTGTTCACATATACGCCTTGTTGTGCCTTCGCAATCTCCAGAAGACCGTCATACATTTCTGGTCTTCCCAGGCTCTTTTCCAAAAGAGCCTTGTTTATGTATCTATCCAACTTTAAATCATCGAAAGCTTCCATAATTTTTTATTTGTAAAGATTTTTTAAATAATAGTCAACTGCTGGTTTCATTATAGGATTGTCATTAAATGATTTGTATTGTGCGAACGGGTCTTCCTCATTTTCCGGTACACCTTCCGGCTGTTGTCCAGGTTGTGAAGCTCCGAACATCTTGTTTTGTTCTTCTGCCTGCTTCATTCCCTGGTACACCTGGTTAAGAATGATGTCCTTTTCCGGGTCAAAGTCCCTTCCGTTATACTTCTTGAATATATCCTGCATGGAAACCATGCCGCTACTCAGTTTTTCAGAATCCAGTTTTACCTGTGCTTCCTCGTCTTCCACCTCTATTCCGGTAAATGCAAACTCGTAGTTTTCGTCCAACTCACTCACAATATACTTTGTAATGACACCCTGCAAGAATATCAATAGAGGCTTCAATCCTTTTTCGCGGCTATGTTTCAATCTTTCGCGCTGTCCGTCCTGTCCGAATATCTGCTGGCTTTCCTTGAAATTGAATCCAAGTTCGGACGGGTCTATACGGTATACGGAACATGTCATTATGATAAGGAATTTTATCCACTCGTTGAATTCCATATCACGATTGCTAAGTTTCTGCAAGTCTACCCACTCCAAATCAATACCGTTTATGACTGGGGTGCGGTGCGAATTCTGGTACCCTGCCATCGTCTGTGTCCATGCCTGCCTAAACTCCTGCAATGTACTGTTTGATATATTGGGGTTCTTTATATTTATAAACCCTTTAGGCTGAGACCCCTGGCTAAAAAAGTTTGCATTATAAGAAAAGCCCCACAATATCCAGGTTATGATATTCACCAACGTTTCCAATTCCGATACTCCATACCCGTTTCTTCTTACATCAGATGTCTTGTTTCTGATACCGAATCCAAGCTCCCACGGGTAATACAATATCGGTTCCTTCGTTATAGGGTTATGAAGAATCATTTCATCCCACACCATGCAGTAACGCGGCAAATGTCCTTTGAATCTGTACTGCTCGAAACCTTCCCTTTGTCTGGGGTCTACGCTGTCAAGAAAACGTATCAAAGAAGCGTCCACAGCGCGGAATTTCTGCAATTCCCACATTCTGTTGCGCACCATCTCAAATGCCAACTGGTCTAATGTGAGACTGTCCGACATTATTTTACTTACAAATTCCTGCAAACTGTCCACATTGTCCCATTTGTCCGTCCATCCTCCCTTTTCCAGGAAATCAACTATCTTTGAAATCTTTTTCTTGTCCTCATTTGTCAATTTCTCATCCCCGGTAGAAAAAAGGCTCTTCTTCTTTCTGATTGTGAAACCCTCCTTCTGCTCGTCTTCCGAAAAGTCCATAAAGTTCATTATCTGCTCCACACGTGTAGACACGATACTTTTCACTATATGAATGTCCCCCATCCGACGCAATACGGAAAAGGACAGAACCCCTTTAGAATCCTTGAATCCTCTTCCGTTACCGGATATGTCGTTAGGGTCAAAGAAAACAGACTGAATTTTTGTAGGCTGTCTATTGATTTCTCCCAGATACAAATTAGCCTTCATTATCTCCCCTGCATCGTTTGAGTTTAACGCAGCCTGCAATTTGCTTTGGAATGCCATAGGTGCAGCCTTTTGCAGCATGTCTATCTCTTCAATGGACAAACTCGAAAGACTTGCAACCAAATCCGGCTTTTCCGCTTTTTGTATTATCTTTCCTTTTCTCTTTCCCATTGTAAACAATTTTTATTCTCCAGCCAATTGTGTAAGGTTTACCGTCGCTTTCTTTCCGCCTTCCTGTGAAATGGTTGCCTTTCCTGTTCTCTGTGAGGTCCCGGTATTCTCCTCGGCTTTCAGATTGTAGTTGTTTCCGCTCACTTCATAGCTGAATCCCACACCTGCCAGTTCTATATCCGTAGGATAAGTTTCTGCCTGCTGTTTTACTCCGTTCAGAACTTTTGTTCTTGTAGAAGTCACAGTAACCAGCTTTTCACCTCCTGCACCGTCGAACGTTACCGCTGTCGGGTCTACTGTAAGCGCATATTCGTAGGTTACAGTAGATGCAGCCTGGTTGCATGTAATCTGCAATGTCTTTCCGCTTTCATTCTGTTTAACCGTCACTACCGCTTTTCTTGTCGTGTTGTTGGGGTTCTCGTCAACCGTTACTTGTCCTCCACCGTCAACCTTGAATCCGGTTCCAGATATTGAGAATGTTACCGGGACACCTTCTGGGTGTCCTACTGGTTGTCCATTCTTGAAAGTCTGCTTTGAAGACGTCACTACGCACATATCATCACCTCCCTTTGCAGGGAAATTGAGTGTAGGTTCTTTAGTCTCCAATACGTATTCCACAACTTCCTGCACGTCCGACAATACCGCGCCTTCTTCTCCGAATCCTTCCGGATATGAGATAAGCTTAACAAGCGCCTTAAACGCCCATTCCTTGAACTGTCCGATATTATAGGTGTGTCCGGGTTCAATCACAATACCCAGCCCCTTATAATATTCCACATCACCATAAAGGCTTTCTGTAACGAAAACCTTCATCTGACCGTCGATTCCGTCGGTTACGACGGTCATTTGGTGAACATTGTCCTCTGTTGTAAACAATAACCGTAACATATCCTTATGCGTTTTGTGCCACAAGTTCTTCGCGCCACGTATTGTTGTCGGTCATTACAACTACATTCAAATCCTCCTTTGCATCCGGACCAAGGTCAGCCAACGTGAACGCCATAGGTTTGCCGGACATAACTTTTGTAGAGACCGCAACGATTTCATTCAATCCCTGGGGGTCGATAATTAATTCCAAACCCTTTTCTTCTGCAAATGCTACAAGTTCCTCGTGCATCACGGCTTCACCTACATTCCATTTGAACCCAAGCTTCAAAAGCTCTGCACCGCCTTCCGGGTCCGTCACGTTTCCTTTAGGGGTAATTCCACGCGGTGATTCGGTAATGAATACTTTCTTCTGGTCGCAACTTCCGTCCGTTACCAATGTCACATCAATATTCTTGTCTTCGTCTAAAAATCTATACAGTCTCATAATCTTTTCTTTTTTAATGGTTTTTATTTACATTCAAATACAATTTCCTGTTCCACGGAACCGTCAGCATCCAGTACGTAAACCTGGTAAATGCCTTTCAAGTCCACTTTCTGTACGCCCAAATCCTTCTGACACTCGAAACCCAGATATTCGTTCTTCTCCTTCATTGTCAAAATCTTCTTGTTGACAGATACGGTGCCGATAGTTTCTGGAATGTTGGTGAACTCGCAGAACTTGTTGTTATGCTTAATGCAAATCTGAGTACCTTCCGATACCTTTGCTTTGAAGTTCATCCATAACCAAGGAAGACCGCCTGCATATTCAGCCTGCCAAGGATATTCCGTCAGATAGGATTCGGGGAGAATACTGTTATAGTCCTCCTCACTGTTGATAATTCCACTATTAGGGTCCATCTTAATAGGCAAGGAATAGGGCTGAATTGCTTCTATCTCCTGCTGCAAAGCCTCGAAATTGCCTTGCAATCCTTGTGCAACCTGTGCCCCGGTATCACCGTCCTGCATTTGATAAAACGCTGCTTTTTTCATAATCTCTAAAATTTAAACTTTAAATCGTTATACCATACGAAATTATCATGCCAAATATTGTCTGTAGAGAAAATGAGTTGTCCCATTCTCCAAACTCCGTCTTTCATCCATTTGCCGAAGTTGTCCCAAACTCCTTTGGTAAGTACCCATACTGCCGGAATACTGAACTTCCCTCCGGAAATCCAATAATTGCGCATGTTCCATCTATCATTGTCCAGTACCCATACCTTCTTCACCTTTGGCGGCATTGTTTGTGAAGTACCACCCGAACCTCCTCCAAGGTATGTGCCCGGATTTTCTTCCGTTCCGACCCTTGAATAGGTTCCTGGCAAATAATCGCCTTGTGCCATAGTCATTCTCCTTTCTTTTCCTTTATCGTCTCCGGTTTCTTGTCCCCGAACTCGTCGAAATCAGACAGATATTTTCTAATTCTCTGAGGTACCAAAGTAGGGCTTACCTTTGCCGCGTTCTCCACAATTGAGATTGATTCACGTATTATAAGCGCATTACACACCACGGCACGGAACCATGCGTATATCTCCACATTGCCGCCTTCCACAGTAAAGTTCCCCATCACATGCGAAACAATCAGAATAGCGGAATAAATGAAAAGCTTCGTAATAATCATTGAAAATCCCTTGCTTGAAAAGTCCTTGTTCTTGATATGATATGCCCAGCTTACAAGTGTATCTATCACTATAAGAATCATTAGGTATTTCAAGAACTCCCAGTCCCGAAACACATATTTCTCAATGAAGGATGTCGTGTTGGAAAAAGAGATAGGTATGCTCAACAACACGGGAAAATATAAACTCATTACGTATTCCCTTATTTTATGTAGTTTCCCCATAATCATATGCGACGGAATTTTAGGAAATGGTATATGCAATATGTACAAGTTTACTCGGTGAAGCTTCCGGGTATTTCTTTTTCAGATAGTCGTAATGCTCTCTGATAATTCCTTCTGCCTCTTTAGGGTTGTGTCCCGATTTTGTAGCGGAAGCCACAAGCTTTTCAATTGTAGGAAAGCCATCTTTTCCTTTCTGCTTGTCTTCCTTCGCGGTCTCCTTTGTCTTGATTCCCTGGCGTCGTACCCATCCGTTAGCGGTCTTCACATATTCTTTCCCTCCCCAGCTTTTTACGGTTCCGATAGGTTCACCCTTCCGTGCCTTCTCTATATCGTCAGATACGCACATTCCGGCTATGCCCTTGAAAATGTTCAGAGGTGTTTCTTTGTATCGCAACATGTTCCGGTTCTCGGACATTGACTTGAAGATACCTTCCTTTCCCGGTATCACTTCCACCTGTGAAGGTCTTATGAACATAGGTTCTTCCTCGTAGAGGTCATTCAGCACCTTAACCGTTTCAAGTGATTTCCAGTCCGCGGCCGCGCATGCTTTCTCGAACTCGTCCATTTCGTTGTTTTCCGATTTGTTCAAAACATCAGTAGCAAAAGCCGCTACCTGCTTTGCGGTGAATGCCTCATAGTCGTTGTCAATGAGAAACTGTTCAAATTGTGCACGTCCGAACACTTTCTCTTCTTTTTTATTAATATTCATAAATAATGCCTTTTAAAGTTATAACGAAATTGCAATTACAACGGTAAAAATAGGCATTATCAGTCAAATAACCAAGCTTTTACCTTGAATAATTATCCAAGCATGGGTATTTGTACTTCGCGCGGATAGGATGTGTCTTTATGTACTTCCGTCTTCGGTTCTCCAGGCGTTTCCTGGCTCTTTCGGCTTTCTCCAAAGCCTTCTCTATCTGTTCGCGTCGCTTCTCGTCGCGTTCTTTCCGGTCGCGTATCATCTGTTCTGCGTACAGTTCCACGTCTTCGGTTTCATAGTCACTGTATATGTAGCTGCTTACCGTTTCCATACTCTATATACTTCAAATTCATTAGGGTCGTAATTTTCGTATTCGGGTGCCTCGTGACAGCGATATTTCGCCACCAAATCAATTCTGCCGTTTTCTTCAACCTCCCTTTGTATTTCAGACTTATAAAAACGTTCCTTTTCTTCTTCTATTTCCTTTTCCTTCTCGAAATTGTCCTCCCAGTATTCCAAGTTCTTTTTTAGGGTGTAATAAAAACTCAACCTCTTTTTGCACGGCAATTCCTTTTCTCCACACGTTACAGTAGCACTTCTTTTTGCTATTCTATTGAACTCCTTGTCTTCCCACAAATAACCCTTTTCTTTTCTAAACCAAACTCTTTTGAGATAATAAACAGAATCCTTTACCCTTGAAACACCTTCCTTAATCTTCTCGAATCTTCTTGCAAACATATTTTTCCATTCTTCCCTGTCCGGCAATGCTATTGTATAGTTATTCAAATTAGGGTTGTATCTCATTGATTTAGTCGCCTTTTCCGGCTTCATGTATACTCTTTCTCCAAAAATTTCTTTCAATGCCTTTATAAACTTTCTCACTGTGTCTACACTGCATTTCATACGGCTTGCAATACGTTTAGGGCTTTCATAGAACGATACTTCGCAATTGTTCCATTTTATTGCCTCTAATGCGTGCTTATGCGCCATCTTTACAGCCTTTTCATAAACCTTGTCATAATCCGATTCCTTCCAGTCCTCGTTATTGTACAGCCATTCAACTATCTTTAAAATCTCGTCTTTCTTTGATTCCTCGTCATTCCATACGTCCAAATTATACTCTGCAATCTCTTTACAATACTTGTAATATCTTATCTTCTTTGAAATGTAATTCAATATCCTTGTAAAAATAGGAGACCATTTTACCCCTTTCTCCTTAATCACATAACGCAAATAATCCGGTAAATACATCTCTTCCGTTACATCCTTGAAATCCTTGTTTATGATTGTACATACATCCTTTTCGGGGAATTTAATGTAGTCATTCAGTCTTAAAAACTTGATATAATCCTTCGCTTTTCTGTAGGAAATACCCACTTCTTCCGCAATCTTCAATGACAGTTCTTGTGTAGTAAAACTTCTTTTCCAAAACGTCTTATACTGATACTTCTTCTGATTTCTCTTGCAATACTTGTTGTTTATCAATCTAATAGCGCACAATACGCAGCAATACTCATAATCCTGGATAGTCTGTATATTCTTAAAATCCTTAATAGGAAATTTAATCTTTTCTGGAATGTCCTGGCGTGATGCCGATTTTTCTGTATCTTTTTTCATACACTTCTCTTTAATTTTCTCACTTCTACAAATACCATTTTTTGGTTTTATGTCCTTGCTTAAGGACACCCACTAATTTTTAGCTTCTTTCTTGCTAAACAAAAACAAAGAAAAAGGGGGATTTTTCAAAAAGAAGCTAATGTTTAGTGAGAAAACTAAAGAGTAACCCCCTTTTTCTTTTGCGGCTCTCAAATCTTCATCAGACCTTATCCGCTATGTTTAAGCACTGCAAACATAGGGATTATTTTTCAATCCACAAAATTTTTTCGAGAAAATTTTTGCCGGGCGCGCCTTTTTCCCAAAATCCCTTCTTGTTTTCGCTTCATCTCCCCTTTTTCTGTTTTTACTTCCGTTAACACTTCCTGTATCCCACTTTCTCCTCCTTCCCCATTTTTCACTCTTTCCCCTTCCTCCCCCAAACCCCCTATTGCTATATTGCAGTTCTTCCTCCTATTAATATACCCGTAAGGGTAAAAGAAGAAAGGGAACTACGTACCCCTTTAGGGGTTAGATAATATCCTTATGGTAAAATGTCAAAGTGTTGATTTCCAGATAGTTATAAATAGTAATAAATATTGACAGAAATTTCCTCGAAAAAGCCTACCTTTACACGTGTTTAATCTTAAAAATTGTAAAATCATGAAGGTAATTTATGAATCGAAAATTGCGAAAATTATCATCCCGAATTTTTCCGCAATCCTAATTTTTTGCTGGCTGTTATGCAAGAAAATGAAAGAGTATTATGACGAAGAATTCCTAAAACATGAAGAAACGCATTCCTATCAATGGAAATCATTAATGATACCGGGCACCGTGCTTTTTAGCGGTCTTGCAGGCGTTTTCTCGTGCCCCTGGCTACTTCTCCTTATCCCGTTGACGTTCTATCTGTATTACGCCCTGGAATGGCTTGTACGTGTAATAGGAGCCTTAATCAAGTATCACCCTGGTTTCAGTGGCGGTATAAAGAAATGGATTAAGAGAATCCAGGCTATAAACCATGATTGTTACCACGCAATCGTGTTTGAACAAGAAGCGAATGCAGTAGAAAAAGGACTGGTAGATTATGGTTTTTTGTCATTCTTCAAGTATTATTAACTCGATTGTCAAGATTTAGAAAAGAAAAGGGACGTTTCACAACGTCCCAGTCTGTCGGGTTTCGCTAAACCCAGGTTCTCATACTACAAAACAAAAATGAATAATTATACAAATTGAGTGAATATTTATGCAATAACTTTCTTTATGGAAATCGCGTTCTGCTTGATATTCCCGATTTTCCGAATAACCTCATTTGTGGAAATATCCCTATAGGAGAGAAGAATTTCCGAAAGTTCGGCAATCTTATCCACAATCACATTCATTTCCTGTAACCGTTGCCAGCTTATGGAGACAGAAAAATGATTTCTAATGAATTCGTCACGGGCTGTTCTTGCTTCTTCCACAGTCCGGAAATAACCGATATTGTACTTCTTCTTTTCAACCTCTATTATAACCCGGTACGGCTTGTTCTTCGACCGTTTGTCATAATAATAGATATACCTGTTACTTCTCGGCTTCATCGTCTTCTTCCTCTTTCTTTTCGAGAACTGGAATAGTCCCCAGGCAGTGAACAAAGATGGCTGCGATAAACGGGGAAATGATAAGTGCCAGAAGCATCCATACTCCGAAACTTCTGTTCATCCTTTCTGCTGTAGAACCTACCTCGGCACTCAGCATAAGATGAACGATAAAAATAATGATAGTTAAAAATACGATACTTGCATTCATAATTTAATCCTCCCTTTATTTAAGTTCATTAATGATTTTCATTGCTTGTTCTCTCAGAACCTCGTTATCATTTTCTTCTCCCATCTTCTTGTTGATTAGGGATAATGTGCCGTCCAGGTTCTTCTTGTAGACGGCAATCATGCTCATGCTTTCTTCCTTTGCCGGGTCATATACGACCCGGTAGTTTCCTTTGCTTATTGTTCTCATTTTAAAATAGTGTTTATGACGTTGTTAATAGTAAATTCTTCAATCTCTTTTATATCCTTTTCAGAGCACAAATTCTTGTTTTCGGTATATTCTATGATATTGCCGTAAAGAATGTCTATAGGGGACGGAAAACGGCTTATTTCTGCCACTTTCCATATTCCGAACTTGACTGTTACATATACCTCGTATGAATCGGGGTTCTTGAAAAAGTCTATATTTGCCATGATTGTAAAGATTTTATTTGTTTGACAATTAATTTAACGCCCATTCAATGGCATGTTCGGCTGATTCTTGATTGGGATATATAATACATTCATATTCGTTTGAATGATAAAAGCAATATCCTAATTTGTTAAAATTGTCTTTTACTACTGATTCAAGGAATTTTGGACAAATTTCTTTGCTGTATTCACCATTAACTATTTGTCCTCCTATTGTTTCAATTACATAAACTTCCATAACTTTTATCTTTTGTTTGACAATTGTAGATTAATAGGGAAGACCGTAATTGTTACGGTAAATTTCCACCAAAGAGATGTTCACGTTTGGATAACCTTTGGTGTTATAAGATTTCTTGGCATAATAGAGATGGACACCAACAAAACGTTCCTTCATCATTTCGTAGTTGTTCTTTGCGTCTTCGATATTATCGAAGAATTCTACATAATCATCACCCATGCTGACTGCAAAACCTCTTACTACTTTAACTTCCTTTTCCATAATCTTTATTTGTTTGACCTAATTAACCGCCTCCCTTAAGAAGACATTGCAAATATAGGTAGTTATTTGGACATAAGCAACTGCGTATGTGCTTTTAACATAAGATTAACATATAATCCCAAAGAAAACACCCGGAAACATTCTTTCACGAAGAGCGTAACCGGGTGTTAGTCAAACAAATATATAAAAATTGAGAAAGAAGGTTCTAAACAATGTCCGGATAGAAATAAGGCGCGTTATCCCAGTCATTAATGGTATCTTTAAGTATTTCCCAGGAAACAAAGATAGTATGGTCTGAAAGGGACGCTTTCTTGTTCCCGGTCCAGTAGATGGAAGAAAATACCGGGTTCTTGGACTGGACGATACTTTCAACAGTACGTCCTTCCATATCCTCAATGATTTTATGATAGGCGAAAGAACTGATATTTCGACCCAGTACAAGGCAAAGTATATCGCCGGATTTGCACTTTAGAGCGCGTGCAATCGTCGTTTTGTCCTCACCCTTTATATTATCATTATCACGGAGCAAAACAAGCTTATTGGAGCTGCAAAGCCAGTCAATATACCGGCTTCCTCCGTTGTATGTAAAATCGTTTTTCTTTGCCATTATATCAAGTCTTTATAATCGTCTTCCATCCTTTTTATCTCGTTCGTCAATTCCTGGCTTAAATGGAATAGGAACTGTTTCTGATTGTCTTCCATCTCGTCCTCGTTACAACTCATCTTCCGGGAAAGCTGGTCCAGATACAGGATAAACCGCTTTCTCTGGATAAGGTCTATATAGGAGACCACATAAAGAAGAGCGTCCATTCTTTTCTGAATTCCCGTAACCGTCCCTATGCACCACAAAAGAAGAGTAATAAGGACTACTGTAAGAACAATCAAACACACAAATATCGCTGTTACCATAGCTGCAAATATATGAAAATAAAACAAATAATTAATACTAAAGAACGGTCAAATTTTCGCCCTTGTCAATATATACGGGTCTCGAACCCAGGGAACACGGGGAAATGACAACATATTTGCCCGGACGTACCTTCCGCAATGTCATTCCCCGGTATTCGGCAATCTGTCCGACCCAGATGTAGCATTCCTTCCTAATCATTGAGAATACTTTTAATTAAGTCCAGTTTCTTTTCGGCTTCTTCTTCGGTCTGGAAATAGTTATGGACATCGAACCTATAATTGTCTATATAATCAAACTTCTCTATATGGGAATTCACGCAAAAGGGATTGGGACCATTGAAATCAATGTAATAATACATACAGTCCTTCTTGGCACGCCACCGAATTTTTTCTATACATTTGCTCTTTGTATTGTAGAACAAGCCTTTTTCGGCAAGCGCGCTATTTATGATTTTCTTTTCTTCTTCCGTAGAGAATCTGCAAGATGGGATAAAATCATAGTAAGAAAATGACATTCCAGTTTGAGGAAAATGTAATTCATTATTGCGTAAATAAACATGATAAGATATTTTAGAAATATCTTCTTTACATTCGTGTTCTCTATATATCACTATCGTACCGTCTTTATGTGTCAGACAGTCACCGTCATTGAGTTCTGTAAGAGTACAATCCCCATCATGGATAGACAAAAATTTGCCGTCCTTGTTACATAAAACCTTTTTCATAATTGTAAAATATTTTTATTAGAAAACATAATTAATCAAATCAGAAAGCCAGGACAAGAACTGTATCATTCCGAAGAAAAGAAGGGTACAAGTGAGTGCACCTACTCCGTACCAGAAACGCATCCACCATTCACGATATTTAGTCTTTAATACCTTCTTGCCGAATCGACCGTTGAAGAAATTTATAAACTGCTTTTTCATGATATATAAGTTTTTAGAATTCGACAAGGAGAAGAGGTTTACAGTTTTCCCTCTCTCTGACCCACATATAATCTCTTCCGAAACCGTAATCAAAAAGAGAATTGAACGTAACCGGATAATCCATAGAAATAAACTTCATTGCTTCTCTCAGTTCTTTTTCGTCATTACATTGAACTATTTTGTTAAGCATATTGACGTAAAGAGAAATTGCTACTGGTGAATGATTAACATTTAACGGATTTTCTACGATTGCTTTCATAACTTAATCCTCCTTATTCTTGTTTACAGATTTATCTATACTTTCTTTTAGGGCTTCAATCCATTTAAGGTTGAATTCCTTTTCTTCCGGGGAATTGGTTTCATTCTCCTTCTTTAGCTGTGCTATCAGCAAGCATATTTCTTTTATATCCATATTATTTGTTCTATTGGTAGCCCGAAGGCTACCGGATTAAATTTAGAACATTATTACTATTTCACCGTTTTTATAGCCAAGACAAGACCCCTTCTCAATGGCTTCTTCCAGTGTCTTTACTTCAAACAGCACTTTCTTTTTCTCATAATCCAAACCGTAGTAACTTACTGTTTTGTAATGGGCGTTAATTCCGTTTTTGTGTATTTCCAAAAGTTTCATATTTCTTTAATTTTTATTTGTTTGACTTTGTTTCCTTATCACATTGCAAATATAGGTAGTTAATCAGACATACGCAAGTGCTTATGTCATTTTAACATAAGATTAACATAACCTTTCTTTCAGAGACATTATATTTTTTAGAAATAGGAGAAAATGGTATATGATTATCAGACAGTTAGTCCTAACTCTGAAAATTACACTGTTTTTCTGTGTACAATAAAATAGAAAAATTAAAACCGGGAACCAAGTAAAACACCCGAATTCCCGGCATCCCGAAAACAAATCAAATCACCTCGTCACTGACCCAATCACCAGAACTCGCTATCTCTTTTTCATCCATCAAAGGATAGGGGTAGTAGGATACATAATTATTTCAATTTAAATTTACAAATGATAAAAATACGAAATTTGCAAAATCGCGGCTACAGCATACTGTAGTATCGATTGCCCTATAAGGGAGAATACTTTCTGTATATAGTAAAATATATTTACGCATTAAATAGCGTCACTTTCTTGCCGTTGCACAAGTCCATAACATCTACATGCAGCCAGCTAACACCGTCCTCCAGTCTGATAGGATAAGGAAGCTTGTCGGAATCGTCTATAATGATTTTCCGTGCTGCTTCTGCCTCCATTCCGGAAACCGTAATGTCAAAAGCGCGACCCAATGTGTGCGCACTCATATACGGCTTTTCAAGCATCGTCTTTTCCTTGCATAATATACAGACATTACACCGCAAACCGCGCTGGGAATAGCTGCCTCCGCTCTTCCAGTTATTGATAATGAAGGGCTTGCATATGATTTCTTCCCTCAATACAAGAAGCGTTTCCAGTGCCTCGGTCGTGAAAAAGCTCCATATCTGCGATTCTGAATACTTGTTATACACGTGGGGGCATACAAGTTCGGGAAGCGTGAAATACTTTCCCAGTTTTCTGATAATCTCTTTTCTTTCCATAATGATACAAAATTGAATAAAAATAGGGGTTGCAGTCATTGAAACCGGGCTTTCACCCCAGCCATAACAGACTTGCAACCCCTACCGCCTTAGTTAACCTTTAAATACAACTACGATACAACCTTACCAGTTAATTATCACGATAGCAAAGATAGTGTTTTTATCTCAAAAATAAGCTAAAGTTCAGAAAATAATCGTTCGCACTCTTTCAGCTCCTTCTCCATTTCTGCTTTTATGAGAGGAAAATAAGTTTTCGCCATATCCTCGTTGATATGGAAATAGGAATCGTAATGGTTCGTTATCTGTATCTTCCCCTCCATCTCAAACCTGGAAATATGCTCTATTTCCTTTTTCATATTTTCGATTTTATTGTATAGACTATTTGCTTCTTTTAATTTCGACTTGTCCATAACTGCTTGATAATAAAGCCCCATTTCGGGGCTTTTGTGAAAATAATAAGTATACCGAAAGATTTATTCTACAATTTCCGCATCACTTTCCGGCTCGTATTCCTTCTTTTCTTTTTCTTGGATAGGGGTGTTCTTCCATTGGTCTATGAAGTGCTCGATTACACGACGTCCGTCAGTCACAACCTTTTCCAGTTTCTCGTCCGGTTCCAATAGTTCATCTGCCATTGCTGCGGCTATGTGCTTTGCCTTCATTACCTCTTCCACAAGGTTGTCATTATTCGCGAGTTCGTCCAGACTGCGTTTTGTCAATAGGTTGAATGTCAGTCCCTCGATAATCTGCTTTCTTTTTGACATAGCGTTCAGCATAGCATTCATACGGGGTGCGAACTGTTCGGCTTTCATGTTCTCGAAGCTCTTGTCGTCAAATCCCTCGAACTTTTCTGCCGCCATGAACGCCACTTCGTATTCTTTGGGTGTCATTACCACGCCTGCCTGCAAACATTCCGTGCAGAACAAGATGAACTTTACGTTGTTTCTCAAATCTTTTTCCATAATCTTTTGTCTTTTAATATGTTGTTAATTGATTGTTCCACGTTTTACAATGATACAAGAACCGTTCCAGGACTGTTCCCTGCGTCATATTGTCCGTCATATGCCTCTTCCCCTTCTTTGCAAATTAACAATTATAGGTTGACGGTTTATAATCATGTTGTAGGGGTCGGACATAACAACCCTTTTCCTTTATGCCATAGGGTCTGTCCATTTCCGGTTCTTCTTATCATTGCTTTATACCTCTTTTGATACCCTATTACCATTGTAACAAATGTATAACGGGTTAATAATAAAAATATGGTCTGTAGGGTATCGTGGAGGGTGTTTCTCTCTTTTTATTTCTCCTTGTATATCCCGGTCACTGTCCCTTCCTCGTCCGTTATGAATAGGGTCTTGTGTTCCTTTGATTCGTACACTCTTTCTGACAATCTGGTTACCGGGTATGTGTTGCCGTTGCTGTCCTTGATGGTGTACATTATTTTGTTTCCTTTGTTGAATACGGGTTCTTTTGGCTGTTCCTTGTTCTTCTCATCGTCTTTCTTTATCCACTCGTTGCACTTATATAAGTAATAGAGGGCTTTCAAGAACACATGGAAATCTTCCTCGTCTACCATTACCATTTTCTTGTTTCCGAATCCGATTGAGAGGACCTTTCTCTGCATGTCATATTCCTTATGTAGGGGCGTTGTGAATGTGCTGGTTATGTAGAACTCCGCCTCGTTTATCAGATATTCTGCATTGCAGCTCTCCTTAATCTCAATCTTCGTTTCCTTGTTTATGAAGGAGTCTAATACGTCAATCATATTAGACATCAAGTCGGCAATGAACTGTCTTGTCGAATTCTTTATATATGGTTTGTCGCACTCTTCCCCTTTTATGTACATCACATCGTCCATTTCTTCCTGGACCACTTCCATGTTTAATTCTTGTATGAACTGTATTACCGTACCCATATCGGTTCCCTTGATTATATGCGTGCATCCGTACTTCTGCTTTAGCTTGTATATGGCATTGTTCATCCTCTGTTCAAACATCTTTGTCTCTTTCCTTTCTCCTTCTTCTATCCCCTTGTAGAAATCACTGAGGAATTGTTCCACGTGGAACAATGGACTTTTTGCTGTTTGTTCTCCTATCAATATAGCAGTAATCTGTTTTGATTTAGAGACTGTTAAGTCCATTAAATCGCAAATATTGAATACTTTCTTGATACTGTTTTCTGTACAGCACACCAGAATACTGCTATCGTACTTTTTCTGGAATTCTTCTCTATCCATAATCTTTTTATTTTTAAGTTTTGTAAAATATCTATACTGATTGTCAAGAAAATAGGAGCTACTTCAATTTCCACCCCTTCTTTCCGTGTACTTAATAATTCGCAACCTTCTGTCTGGTATTGGCAACAAAAGTCTTGTTGTTTCCGGACAGCTTTATCGGACCCAGGTTCTCCCAGTCACCGTTTGCCCATGTTTTCGTTATGATGGAATCTATGTACTTGTCCATATTCTCCTTGATAAGCTTCTTTGCAGGTGCCAGGGAATGGAAGGTGAACATTACACTTGTTTTCTCGCAGTCTACATCATATTCCCACTTTTTCAATTCCTTGTTGAATCTGTCACCCTTGTACTTCATTGTCACGGGTTCACTGAAATATACTGTATAGGTCTTCATTTTGTTTTGATTTTTAGAGGTTATTGATTATCTGTAATATTGTTCCCTTGCTGCCTTCGCTATCGCTTCCCCGTATTCTTCCGGACTTGCCAGGTAAGGTATCTTGAAAAGTTCCGATACGAGTTCGAGCTTTTCCTTGTTTGTCATTCTCTTTGCTATGTCCTTTACGAGAGTTACTCCGTTCATGTCTATATATTCCTTGTATGCCTCGTGAAGTTCTCCACGTTCGTCCAAATCGTCGATTATTCTTCTTGTAGGAATACATCTCATTATCTCTCTGATATACACGTGGTAGTCTTCACTTTCTTTTATCACTTTGAAGATAGGTTCAAATGAATTCATGTCTATAAAATCCATCACCTTTTCTGCGATTTTCTTTCCTTCCGGTTTTACTTTAGGATTTGCCATAATCTTTTGTTTTTACTTGTTTGACCTTGATTTCTTATCACATTGCAAATATAAGCACTTAATCAGACATAAGCAAGTGCGTATGTCCTTTTAACATATAATTAACATATAAAAGGATATAATAAAAGCCAGCTATTTATCACAAACTGCTGGCTGTCAATTAGATATTAACTACTAATACTCAAAAAATGAACATAAAGTTTTTCGTTTGATTTTAAATCTCGTAGTCCACATCCCATGTTATCGAATCCAAAGATACGAATTTATACCCGGTTTCCTCTTCCAGGACTGATTTTATTTTCTCTACTTCCTTGTCTGTAGGAGGAACCTGCATTATTTCCACATCCATAGGCACATGTACCTGTACCGTTGTGTCCTCGTCCATTCTCATTGTTGCGATTGCTACTATCATACTATTTATTATTATAGGATTAATTAATCGTTGTTTTCTTCCGGTATCGGTTCATTCTGCATCCATCTTACATACATCTTTTCCATGCACATGTCAATTTCTTTCAATGCCTGCTGTTCGGTAAGACCGTATTCTTTCATAAGTCTTTCCATCATGCACTTTATCACTTCCTCAACATATATCTTTACCATAATTATTTGATTTTTAATTGTTTAAATAGACATACTATTTATCGCAAACCGTATGCCCGACTGAATTTTGAAAATCATAAATTAACTAAAAGTCAAAACAAAATGTCATTGTTTCTTTCCGATTTCAACACCCTTCATCTGTCTTAGACGGTTAAGGAGCCGTTCCCTCGTCCTTGATTTGGACGGTTCCTCGATTATCTCTGCCTCGACCACTTCGGGTATCATTTCTTCCACGAATTTCTTGTTTTCCGTTTCTATTTCTTTCCAGTCATAAGATTTAATAAGCGCCCCAGGAAGCATTACCTTTTCAGACCCCAATACCGGGTTGCTTGCAAACCCGTTGAAATCCTTGTAATAGGAGGTGCAAAGCTGGTGCATCAATATTTCGGGCTTTATTCCCGATTTCGCGGCCACCATGCCCACTATCAGACTGTTTACGGGTATGTCTCTCATTACCCGGCTTATGTTCTCTTCACCGTGCAATGTCGCGTTTATGTCTATCTTTCCATCAACTGTAAGTTTAATTTCATTACCTTTCACTTCTTTTCTCGCAGCTTCCAGCAAGGCGCGTATTTCCTTTAGGATATTGAGTGCACTTCCCACGTTTCCTTTGCTCCAGAACTCTTCATATTTGAGCTGCAAGTCTGTCATACAGTCATTTATGATTTCCAGTCTTCCGGCTTCCGTTGCCACCTTATAGCGGTCAGAACACATCACGTACTTGCTTTGACGTGCCTCTATCAAGGATTTATGGTTGTTGAAGAATTTTACCAAATCTTCTTCTCCAAGCGAATACCCCTCTTTTTTACGTATAATCTTAATTATATCTTTGGGGTTGTGCATGGAACCGAACAAGTCCAGAAGCATAGGGGTGAGCTTTGCAAGCGCCTTTGCCTTGTCATTGTGCAAATCAAAGGCATGGAAATACTCGCTCTTTACCCTGTGGAACTTTGCCAATAGAGGTAGCATCACGGTTGTACGTATTTCTGTAGCGTCATTTATTGCTTCCTGGGACGCTCCACGCTTTGCCATGATACCCTTTATGTTGACAAGCTTAAGGTCTATGACATAGGTATATCCTTCATTCCCCTCGTACTGCATGAAACGGTCGGGGTGCTCGTCAAGTTCCCTTCTCACCATCTCATAAGCTACATACTTGTCCTGCATGTAGGGTGAAGCGATTAGCACGAAATCGGGTGCATCCTTTAAGATGTCCTCTTTAGTATATTCTATCTTTTTTGCCATATATAGAAGTTTTACCCACAAAGGTAGGTTTTAATAGGGAAATAAGCAATAGTTTATTTGCCAAATTAATACCATGTACACGAAACCAAAACTTCTTCTTTTTCTTGTTCAACGAATGAAACCTCCGGTTCCACATTTTCACTGATTGTTGATTCAAACCAAACAATTTCTTCCGGCTTCGCTGTCATATCCGGTTCCATAAATCTTTCTTTGTTCTCCATAATATCTTTCTATTTCTTTTTCTACTGATGTAATTTCCCACGGCTGTAGCAATAAGTCCATTTTTATAACCTTGCATTGAGGAAACCATACTCTGTCATTGTTGTACTTGACATTCTGCACCGCATGCACATCCACCTCTACCAAATAGCGGTTCTCCTTTCCTATGACTATAGGTTCAAAATTAACCGCATAGCATGCCATCTTATGTACAAAGTCTCCCTTATCCTTGTACTCCAGGACGAAATTGCATATGAAGCCGTCGTTGGTGTCGTTATAAGTCTTCGTAACCTTCTTTTGATAGAGGTAAGCGATTATCTTCTGTATCATAAATCCCAATCCTTTAGCGCCATCTCCAAGCATTGGCTTATACTTAACTTCGGGTCTTCCTTTAGGTATTCGAGTGCTGTAATAGCTACTTCCGGTTCAAGCCCGTATCTGCTTGCCTTAATCATGCACTCCAACCAATAGGTTCTTTCTTCTGTATAGGTCATTCTTTACCCTCCTTTTTCTTTTCTACCAATTCCAAATTTTGAGGTATGAACGCGCGTTGTTCACCGTCTATCTTAAGGTGATAATAGCGGTTACTCTCCGTTCCGCATATACTTGCTACTTCCGTAATCTGTCCTATTAGCATCATGTTAGAGCAATGGAGTATCTTCACCTTGTCGCCTACTCCGAACTTTTTAGTTTTCATAATTCTTTTCCACTTTATAGTTAAACGCTTCCAGAAATGCCTCTACTACCATTTTGTTGAGTATGGTTTCTTCCTGGTGTGTATAGATAGGGATAAGGTGGTGTTTCCGGCACCACATATCCATCATCTTCGATTCCGCAAACTGCCACAGAAGCTTTTCATAGCTTTCTTCTGTGTGCACCTGGACTTCTCCTTTGGGGTTCGTTATTCGTATCATAGTATATTAATTGTTTAGCTTCTTTTCTTATCGCAATGCAAAAATAAGATTATGTTATGACATAAGCAACTGCGTATGTCATTTTAACATAAGATTAACATATCAGTCCTTTTCCACATATTCGATTATAGGAGTTTCCTCTACCTTCGTCAGTCTGCATTCGCCTACAAGGTCTTGCATGTATTCCAGCGCTTTAGTAGAGGCTTTTATGAAGTCCTCATGCTGTTGCAATATAACCAGCTTGTATTGTTTCAGCTTTCCAGAAAAGGTTGCCTCACTGTATACGCCCGTGCATTTGTACCATCGTCCCCCGTGCTTTTCGTTACGCTGCACCGAATCTATAATCACCTCCTTAATAGGAGATATGGCAAAGTCCGCGTCTATATTGAACATCCCGTATTCGGTTGCCATTGTTTCGGCATCCATGTAATTTTCTGCCTGTACCGCTATGACATCGACAAACTTTTTATAAGCGCCATTTGTCGAATTCGGGTCCGGTGCCATATAGGTAAACGTGCACTCAAATATCATTCTTTTTCCTCCTCTTCCTGTTTGGGACAAAGCACGCATATAGGGACTGCCGGATATTGGCATACAAGCGGAATACAAGCCGTTTCCGCGTTCCTGTTCTTTCCCCTTATCCTTCGTATCAAATCATCGAATTCTTCCTTTTCCACGAAAAGATATAGAGGATGAACCTTGTAATCCTTATCCTTCTGTATCATTATTTTCTGCTGCTCCATGTGGATGTTCAGCATTTCTTGTGTAGGCAGGCATTCTTCCAGTCCTGTTACCTTGTTTGCGCATATAAGCGATACACTCTTTCCCGGTTCAAGTACGGGAATATACATTTTCGGTTTTTTCATAATTTCATATATTTACCTTTGTCAATTCTTTTTACTTCTCCTTTACTCATTTTCTTTAATAGGAAGTGGTCTATCCCACTTCTTACGGAACCGGGGTGAAAATCCTTTATCTTTGAGATGAATTCAATCCGGCAAAATTCAGTGCCCGGTTTCATGCGCTTAAATTCACGGTCTATTTCCGTATATACGGTCTTCTTTGGTTCGTCGTTAAACATTGCAATATACAAGCTCCTTTCTTGCTCTGGTTATAGCCACAAACAATAAACATTTTTCATTATATAATGCTTCTTCCGTATTCGCATACTTGCTGGGAATCAAACTCCTGTTCAGCAAGAAAACACGGTCTGCCTCCAGTCCTTTAGACTTGTGGATAGTGGATAATACGATACCTTCCGTATCGTCCTTATATATCTCCTTTATATTGTCTTCCAACTTCTTCATATCTCCCCAGTTCTTGTAAAGCATTTTCAATATAGTACACTTTTCAAGAAGGGTTACATAGGAAGGGTTATTTTTTGCCTGGATATCAGTAAAACCCCGTTCTTTGAGTTCCGAAATTTTCTTCTCGCACATCGTGTCCAAGTCTTCAATATGTTTTATCTTATCCACCAACGCCACAAGTGCATCACCGTAATCCTTACCTTTTATTGTCGCTTTCTTTCCCATTTCTAACAAATAGAGAAAGACTGTTGCCAAAGGTAGGTTGTTCCGGCATAGAATAAAATCCCCGTTTTCCGCTTCGTCAAACTCTCCTTTTCTTACAATACCGTCTATCGCATTAGGTGCAGCAACAATCCCGTTGTTAAAAACTTTTCGAGCTTCTTCGACTATGTTCTTGCCGCATCTGTATGTAATATCCAACGGTAATACTATGGTGTTGGGATAAGATTGCAAGGACTTGAAAACCTCTAAAGAACTCCCCTGGAAACCGTATATACATTGCCTGGAATCACCAACAACTACAAATCGACCGCTTTTCTTTATATAGCGTAAAGCAAGCTCTTTTTGTAAGGTATTCGCATCTTGTTGTTCGTCCAAGGTAACAATATCATATTTAGGGAAATCCTCACTATCAAGTAGTTGGTAAGGGAAATAAAGCATATCAGTAAAATCAATGTTAATTTCTTTTACTGAATTTATCTTCTTCATTTCCTTGTGCCAGGCATTTCTAATTTGTTCCATGTCCCCTACCATACGTTCCTGGAATTCGATATTCTTTTCAATACAGATACCCGGTATTTCCTTCTCGTAATCCGTAATAAGGTTGACCCTTATGTAGTTCCATATTATCTGTATCTCAAATAGGTACCGAATCTGCTGCTTCACGTCCATGTCCTTTGTTTCAAGAATTTTCTTCCCGATAACAAAACATTTATTCTCGTTGATTTTCGGCTTTATACGGAAATTGGAAAGCAGCACGCGCAAACCTTTAGAGTGAAAGGTGTTGACGTCTATATGGGACGGTAAACGTTCCCTCAATTCGTCCGCAATGCTTTTGTTGAATGCCATAAACAGAACCTTTTTATTAGGTGGTGTCCTTCTGCAACACTCCACTATGCAAGTTGTCTTGCTGCTGCCTGCTGTTGCTTCTATGGCAATGTTTTTCCGTGTATTTTCGTATGCGTCGAAAATGGCTAATTGTCTGTCACTCCATTTCATCTTGTAAAATAGGTTAACTGATTGATATAATCTACCAATGATTTATAGTCTTTTTCGCGCTTCATGTCCATTTTCTTTTTAACTACGCTTAGAACATCACCGAATTCTATATTATTGTAGAAAACGGTCCTGTTGTAGTCTATCTTATTCATTACCCATATGTCTACGTCCACATCCTCTATCTTTATACGATATAAAGGACTTGTTTCCGGATATTCGGAAAGGATGTCGCTTTTCATGTCCTTGTTTATCCCTGCCATTGTCTTTAAAACGCGTAATGAATCGTCGCTTATCCCTTCCATCTCTATATCAAGGTCGTGTGGTTCCACATTGAAACCATGTATATACATAGCCATACTTCCACCCACAACCATGTATATACATAGCCATACTTCCACCCACAACCATGCGTTTACACTGCAAATTGTTCTTTAATACGTTCAAAACTTTAAACAATTTGTTAACTTTCTCTTCTTTAGTCCAAACAAAATCTTCATTCATAATTCTATCATTTTATCAAGTTCGTAATTATCAAAATTCTTGTAATCTGCCAGCATGTCGGCCACATGATTTCCGTATATTATAGGGTTGTTTACATCCTTTTCATGCCCTCGGACTTTCATAAACCGTACGACCATCCGTCTACGCTCGCATAGTTCTTGTTTTATTTTTTCTATAATATCCTTGTTTACCGTCGGTCTTAATTCCGGGTCTGTCATACAGCTAACCGCATACTGGCTATCGCTCCATATCGTAACCTTTAGAGGTACATCCTTTTTCATACTCTGCACGGCATGCAATATCGCCCTTAATTCACATCTGCTTATGGTGGTGTCACTGTAGCCCTTGGAAATAAAGTATTCTTTTCCTTCTTCCTGGATATACACACCGCAACCGCCAAGGCGTGACTTCCATTCACAACTGCCGTCGGTAAATATTGTTATTTCTTTTCTTTCCATTCTTTCAACTTCTTTATCAGTGCAATGTCCATCGAATCGTCACGGCTTACCTGTACGTCAATACCCTTGTTGACTGCATCCGTTACCTTTATTTTTCCGTCCAATAATTCGCGTATCTGCGTGTCTATTGTGTCACTGGACAGCAAAAAATAGACGTTCATAGTCTGCGTTTGCCCCATGCGGTCTATACGTCCTGTCGCCTGCTCCAGTTCTGCCGGACGTTGCGGCAATTCGAGAAACGACATATTGTAACAATATTTCTGCAATCCGTCTATACCCGTGGATAATGATGCAATGTTGGCAAAAAGGAATGTCTTTTCTTTCTTCCATGTTTCAACCTTTCGCATCTTCTCTTCCGTGCTGTATTTCCCGGTCACTACCTCACTGTTCTTGAACTCCTTTCCAAGCCTTTCCAGTATGTCGGTCGTGATACCAAATACTATCATTTTCTCGTCCTCGTTCGCTTCGCTCCATTCCTTCAAAAACTGGACAATGAACTTTATTTTCCCATTTATAGACAGCTTTTTCAATCCGGACAACCTTACAAGCTGCTCCGCACGTATGGCACGTTCTGCCGCCTCTATGTCAATATTAGCCAGCCATTCGATAAAATCCTTTTCTGCTTTCCTATATTCCTTTTTATTGGTTATCGGTACATTCACTGTCTGTTTGATTATAGGCGGCAATTCGTTCACCACGTCTCGCAATTCCTTCCGGAAATAACAATAATGTCTTATTATTTTATTTAGCTCCATCGTACACGAAGCCCCAGTACATACAAGTCCGAACCGCGTTTTCTTTGCAGCGCAATATCTGTAGAGATAATATAACGAATCCGGGAATATCTCTTTAAATCTTCCAAGAATTCGTAATATATTGATAAGCTCCTGGGGTCTGTTCATAATTGCCGTACCACTTAATCCTATGGTTTTTTCTGCATTCTCCACGATTTTTTGCACGCATTTAGAACGTATAGATTTCGGGTTTTTGCATAGATGTATTTCGTCGATTACCGCCAATCCCCATTTCTTGGTAAGCGAACGACTGTAACGAAGTTTTACTTCTTTCTTACCTTCTTCCTTTGCACTACGTTTGAAAAGATAGTCATAATTTATTACCGTAACATCCGCTTTCCAGTCCGTGTTGGTCTCGTCCTTTGAATCAATCACATGTACCGTTCTGTTAGGGTTGCACAGCTTCCATTCGTTGACCCAGCTTTGTTTTACCGTTGCCGGACAAACCACAATGCAGGGGAATAGGTTAAGCAATTCTGCCAGTGCTATGGACTGTCTTGTTTTCCCTACGCCCGGACCGCAACCGTTAAGGCAATTGCCATGATTAACCATATAGGACACGCCCTCTATCTGATAATCCCTTAGATGTAGCGGCAATCCCAGGTAATCGAACATTTCTTTCAACTCCTTTTCATTTACAAGGGGCTTGATTTCCTTTAGGGGGATTTCTATCTGTCTTTCCGGTTTTTCGTTCTTGAATCCGTTACCCTCCAAGAAATATTTTAACATTTTAGATTTTTCTAAAGAAGGTTCAAAATACCACTCTTTCAAAGCCGGGTTATATTTGGCTCCGAAATCACGTTTCATTTTATTTACAAAATTGGCGTTATAATTAAAGCCAATATAAACGTAGTCCTTATCTCTATACCAATATCTCATTACCAAAAGATTTACAAAAATAAGAGGCTTATTTTCTCAAACCAGCCTCTCCCACTATGTCAAACAAACAAAAGAAACTCAATCAAACATTGAATTTTTCCTTAAATTCCTCAAACGTGAAAACGGGTATTCCGTATTGTTCCGCTTTCTTTTCCTTGATGGTTCCCAATCCTTTTTCCTTCACCACCAGGCATGTTGTTTTCTTGCTTACAGAAGAACCTATCTTATGCCCCATGTCCGTTAATTTCTTTTCCGTATCGGGCGAACGAAATCCGGTAAATACAACCGTCATTTGTCCTTCAAAGGTCTTTTCTTCCAATCCGTAATAAGTTATAGGGATATGTGCGGAATCATCATCGTTCACCCACCAATCTTCAATACCTAAAACAAATGCTAAAGCTGTATTAAATCCGACACCTTCAACTTTGTCTTCAATGTCAGCCGCCCAACTTTCATCACATTCTTTTGCAAAATCAGCTACCTCTTTACAAGTATATAACTTTAATCCGTCAAGAATTTTTTGGCATGTCTTTTCGGCTATTACACCCCCAAATTTATTATAGGCTGTCAATAATTTTGCAAAGTTCGTACCTTTCTTTTTTAAGTTTTCAAACTGTCTTGACAGTACCTTTGCACCTACATTTCCTATGCCTTCAATCTTCTTAAGGTCTTCCTCTGATAATAGAAGAATGCTATCCGGTGTCTTGTAGCCAGCGTTAAACAGTTTCTTTATTGTCGGTTCTCCGAACTCTTCAAAATCTAAAGTGTTGAAAAAATATACACATTTGGCAAGCATTACACCGTCACAATTTTTGTTGAAACAAATCAAGTCCACATTGTTTCTGTCCATCTCCAAAGGTTTCCCACAAACGGGACACTTGTCGGGCAAACAACTTTTTAAAGTAGGCCAAGACACGGTAAATATATGTTTCGGTATCACATCACCAGAACGGCAAATAATGACACGTGAACCTGGCATAATAAAATTATCCTTTACATAACGGGCATTATATGCTGTACATTTGGAAACCGTAGCTCCGCACAATTCAACGGGTGTAATGTCGATTACCGGGGATAATCTGCCGTCCTTTGAAATCTGCCATCTTACATTTTCTACCTCTGTTTCCTCTCTTTCCGACCAATCCGGGTTCTTGTAGGCAATTGCATAACGTGGGTTGCCGTTCGGCAATCTTCCAAGCTCTTTTCTTATTTTTGCGCTATCCACGTCTATAACAAGACCATCGCATTTGTAATCATTTGTTATGCCCTTGAAAATATTGTCCATATATTCATTAAACATCTTTTCGCTATGAATGATTGTTTCTACGAATGTTTCTACATAACGAACTTTTACAGATGAATTGTCATTCATAAAGGCAATCATGCTTACCTTGTCCCAATCCTCGTTAGAATATCCATACCTTACATACTGCACATCCCTCATATTCGGAGATACAGTAGGAGAATTGACAAGACCTGCTACCGCATTTCTCGCTGACTTGTAATTTGTCCGCTTCTTTAATGTCAAGAAAGTGGAATTACGGAAAATGGCTTCTCCGAAAGTATAATATCCTTCTGTCCTTTTCACGTCCTTAAATCCGTGGTTAATCATCTGTTCAAAATGAGAAGTACAATTCTGTCCTACCTCGCCATTTCCGCGCGTCCACGCCTTCTTGTTATATTCGTCCACGCATAAGGAAATTCCATCAAATTTAGGAGTGATAATCAGTCGGTCTTCATTTTTCAGTCCACATGACTTTACCCACCTTACAATCTCGTCATAAGTTTTTACCTTTTCCAGGCTGTACATGGGGATAGGAAGGGTTTCTTTTCTTCCCGAAACCTCGTCATTAACCCCTTTCTTGAACCAATCCGCATCTGGGTTGACCTCATGCAATTGTTCTACAAGCGCGTCAAATTCCGCATCCGTTATTTCCGGTTCGCCTCTACGATAGGCGTTGTTATATTCTTTTATTTTACCCTCCAATACTTTAGGGTCTAAATTCGATTTAACCATATTATTATAATTTTGAAAGTTCTGCACGTAATTTTTCTATATTGTCACATTCATTCCTCTTAACATCTTCTTTAGAAGTTTCCGTGAGAATAACATACGCTTCTGGGAAATTATCTTTCAATTTTTTTGTTGTATTGATATTTTCAAGTGCGCATTTTGTCCGGTTTTTGATATTAGATGCTTTCCTATCTAACTCAATCATTCTATTGACAAAAAGTTTTGCTTCCGTCGAATTTTTCAATTCTTCAAATTTTGCATCAGTTATAAACGAATATACAAAATAATTTACTTCAATATAACTTACTATATTGTATATTCGTTCGCGTGTAAAACTTACCAGATAAATACATTCTTTGGTTTTTACTACATTAGGGTATTTATCCATAAATTCAATAACATCTTTTGGTAAATTTTTCTTGAAAAATTCGTCGGCAAATCTTCCAAAATCTTCAAATTCTTTTCTTGATTGTTCTACAATAGGCTTGATTATGCTTTTTGCAATCCTATCTTTTTCACTAATCGTTAATCTTTCGCTTGCCATATCAAAATTCGTTTTTCTTGTTAGCAATAAAGTAAATGTAATCGTCACTTCCGAACTTAAAATCCTTTCTCGGTCTTCCTTGTAACCGGGTCTCTATTCCGATAGGGTTCATTTCGGACAATTGGAAAATAAGGTGCTTAACATCTTCCGTTATATCCACCGCTCCGCGCACTTCATTAAATGGGTTGTCCCTTGTCTTTGTGGCAAAGTTTTCCACCATAAAAACCTTATAGGTTCCCAAAAAGTTTACCGTTATGAACTTGTAGCCCGTGAGAGCTACAAGTGTCCATATATTTTCTACTAATTCATTCATTATCCAAATCTTTTAAAGTCATTCACATAAACCAAATAGTCTTTCTCGTAGAACTTCCATCCGTCATACATTCTGTCAAGATAATTTTTAATCATCCTCATGCAAGCGGCTTTCATATAGTTCTTTTTCTTGTTTCTTTCGAGAAAGGCGTTCAATTCTTCGTAATTGTAATCGCCTTCTTCATTAAACAACTTTGAATCGTCGTTGCTAAAATTTCTGATTTCGTTTATCTTTTCGTAAATACTGTTCTTAAGTTCTTCAAGTGATTTCATAACCTTATCTTTTTGTTGTTTGACTTCTTATCTCTTAATCTCACATTGCAAAGATAAGATTATGTTATGAGATACGCAACTGCTTATGTCCTTTTAACATATAATTAACATATCACCCACCGAAAAAGTCCTTAGTCATTTTATCTCTTTTAGCCTTTATAACCTCGCTAATACCGTCTTTTTCAAGTCCTTTCTTGTATCTGTCTTTGAGGATAGAGGCTTTGTTTTCGTTGGACTGGGAACCGAAAGAAGCGAACGCCACGTTTATATCACCTTCACTTTCCGGCAATTCCTCGCGGTATCCCATCTGTTTTCCGCACACCTTGCAGTAAGGTATATTAATAGGCACGGTTCCTTTGTCGGTGTATTTAAACATAGGGTTTGTCTCTATGATTTCCTTCCCGAACTCCGTGCATTCCTTGTTTTCACATTTCCAATATATCATCTTTCTTTGTTTTAACTGGTAATCCTTCCAATACTAAAGTTACACAATCCTCGAAGCTCATAACTTTTGCACCGTCTTCTTTCCACTTGTTGATATCTTCTTCCTCTTCTTCCGGTGTCGGTCTGAATATCTTCCGGCACAATTCCCTTTGATACTCTTCGTTCTTTTCCTTATTATCACCATACATTCGGCATTCTCCCAATGTATTATAATAATCTTCTTCTGTCATTCCTGCCTTAAAACAAGCAACCTTTATTGCTACGTTAGGCGCTATAAAAATTTTTCTTATGTATTCTTCCATACCATTATTATTTAAAATGTCTACGTCCATATTCTGCCATCAATAAAGAATCGGCAAAGTTATCATCGTCCTTTAGGCTCCTGCTGGACCGTTTTAGGCTCACATCCGGGAAAATACGGTGTGCCGCCACGATACTCATTTTCTTTACGTCCTTTACTGTCTTGGTACCATCGTTTTTTGTTACCATCTTTATACCCTTGTGCATGTCCGACTGCCATTTTTTAGGCGGTATCTTGGTATAGGGTAATCCGGCAATCGCACAGAAAAATTCCGGCACGCACGAATTATAACCGAACGTAAACGTTCCTTTTGCCGAAGAACCGTATAATGCGTGCACATCCTCTATTACAGCGTGCCGGACTTCATACCCTTCGACAAAAGCAAGAAGTCTGTTTGCTGTTTCTATCATGTCCACCACCTTAATGTCCTTAAAGATGGGTTCTGCTTTGACAAAGGTTCCATCTTCCGCAATCATTGATACAAACCCCTTTGTTCCGGGGTCAAATCCCATAAATACTTTCATGTTACACCTCCAGTCTTGATATTCCGTTTTCTTTTATTACTTTAAGTTGCTTTATCTCGTCATTAAGCTTTGGCACATGCGTAACAATCAATATAGATTGTTTCAAAAACTCCGTAGAAGCTATTATATTTTCTATACCCAAAGAATCGCTGCTTTCCAACACTTCGTCCAGCAATAAAAAATCCATGCCTCCATATTGTTTTGTGGCATTAATCATGCTTTGTATTGCAATGATAAGAGCCACTTCCACACGTGCCTGTTCACCGCCCGAATAGAAGAAAAAGTTTTCCATTTCGTCACGGAAAACATAGGGTGTTATCTCCTCTTTCAATACTCCGTTCGCGTTCCGTTTGAAACCTTCAATCATCAGACGCAAATCGCTTTTCATTTTCTTTAGTACATCATTGGCCGCGCTTTGGATATTCTTTATCTGCTCCATTGCCAGATACATCTTAAAGTCTTTAAAACGGCTATCCCATTGCTGTACCTTAAAAATACCGTTCTTTATGTCAAGAATTTTTTTGTTACCTTCCTCTATGTCCTTGGAAAGTTTTTCTACCGCCTTTTCCTGGTCTTTGATAGAGGGTCTTTCCGCTTTCTGCTTTTTCAATTCCTCTATATACCCAGTCTTGGAAAAAATAAGAGAACGGTTTGTTTCAACTTCTGAACGCATCTTTACAATGGAGTTTTCATATCCCTTTTTCTCGCGTTCAAACTCCCTTATACGGTCTTCAACCTCCATCAGCTTGTCAACCACCTTTCCACGACGTACACGCAATTTACGTTCTTCCTCCTCCGTTTCTTTCCTTACATCCTGGTATTGGGAGATAAGGTCTTCCAGTTCGTTGATGGAAGTTTCGTATTCATTCTTCTTTACAGTATTCTTATCAATGGCTGTTTTATAAGCCTCTTTGTCAGCCTCCAGTTCTTCAAAATCCTTGTCAGCATCCATAAAAAACTTATGATTGCAGTTAGGGCACACAATGACACCAGAAAGCAATACTTCGACCTTCTGTAATTTCTTTTCATAATCAGCTAATTTCAGCGCATAATCCTTGCGCCTTTCTTCCTTGTTTGACTTGTCTTTCCTTAACCCGGCTATTTCCGTGTCTATCTCCTTATAGGTGTCCTTGTAAGCATCCATATCGAAGCTTTCAAGTTCTTTACTTACTTCTTCTTTCAGCTTTATAAGCCCTTCGATATCCTTGTCTACGCCTTCGATATCCTTTTCCGCTTTGGGAATACGCATCCTTACAAGGTCTTCAATAAGAATTTGTAAAGAATATATTTCTGACCGAATCTCACCTATAATACCCTTTTTCTTTTCTTCCGGGTCTTCGCTTAACACTTGCTGTATCTGTTCCTCATAGGCTTGTTTCTTGCCTTCCGCAACATTTTTCAAGCATTCTTCTTTGTGCAATTCTTGTTCCAATATTCCGACTTTTTCGGAAATCACGCCTTTTGTCTTGTCAATATTGGAGAAATTGACAAAGCGACTTATCAAGGCAAGTTTCTCCGTATTGGACGAACGAAAAAAAGACGAATAATTACCCTTGGTTACGATATAATAGGACTTGGCGTCTTCCGGTGTAATCTCAATCCAGTTAATCACGTATTTATTCGCGTCCAACACAGTAGCTACCGTTACGGATGTCTCCACATCATCTTTCTTTAGGGTCAGTGATACTTTGGAAGAACTTTTCAACGGAATTGTACGCTCAATTATCAGCGTTTCTTTACGTTTTTGACAAAATATTTCAACTTTGGTATAAGCTTCTTTCGTTCCTTTACGTATCAGTTTCTTGTCTTCCTTTCCTCTTAGATTAACGCCATATATCGCGTAGAACAAGCCTTGTGACAAACTTGATTTTCCGCTACCATTGGAAAGCTGGTCTTCCTCGGTTCGGTTCTCTCCAGTCACTCCTAAAGTCTGCTTTGTAAAGGTGTAATCAAATTCTTCAAATGACAAAAAATTTCTTAATATCAATCTTTCGGGGTACATAACTTTTCTGTCAATTTATTTTTAATTTCATTAAACAAATCCTTATCCGACAACGCTTTTTTGGCGTTATCCATCCCTTGTCCCAACCGGGTTTCTCCATAATAGAACCAAGCACCCTTTTTAAAGCAAATTCCCTCTCTTATAGACATATCTATAAGCTCCTGTACCGTATCAAATCCTACACCGTATTCCAACATTACCTGGCATACACGGAAAGGGGGTGCAATCTTATTCTTTACAACCTTTATTTGTGTCTTATTGGCCGTTGCCACCCCATCGGTCTTTTCCGTGCCTATACGGGCAAATTCCGCTCTTTGGGTAGCGTAGAATTTAAGTGCTTCGCCTCCTGGTGTGGTTGTTGTAGGACCGAATCCCATACCCCCGATTTTCTGCCTCGTCTGATTGATACATAGGAGGATGTTTCCGTTTTTCTTACATACGTTTTTTAAGATACTTAACTGCTGTGACATAAGGCGCGCCACAAGCGCTATCTTTGCATCTCCTGCCTCACCCTGCAAAACAGCTTCCGGCACCAATCCGGCAACCGAATCAAGCACTACCAATCCGATTTCCGGCACCTCCAGCATCTCACGCACGATTTCAAGCGCCTGTTCCGCACTATCCGGCTGCGACATTATCCACTTGTCGCGGCTTAAATCAACTCCAAGTGCTTTTGCATATTCCAGGTCAAGTGCTTGTTCTGTATCTACATACCCCACCGCTTTCCCAAGCGTTTTCTGTACGGATGCACTTAGATGCAATGCCGCAGAGCTTTTGCCGCTCGAAAATCCTCCGTATATTTCGTGTATTCTTCCAAGCGCAAAACCACCTCCTAATATTTCATCAAATGCCATACTGCCGGAAGACACGGTATCTACCTTTATATCATTGCCTACTACCGCTTCCTTTCCGAAACGTTTCTCTATTCTTCCAAATAATTCCTCCAAGCCCATTATAATACCTCCTTTAAAATTTCCATTCCCTCATTATAGGAGTAATCATTTTGTTTACAAAATTCTTTGAATTTGTCTGTAATATCGGAACCTGACAAAGCTTTGATTTCTTCTGCTGTCTCCACCTCTTCCGTTTCCAGTTCTACGGACTTAACTTTCACGTCCACACCAAGTTTTCTATATTCTTCCTTGTCGATAGAGGAAATTGCATCTTTTGTGCCCACGAATTCAACACGAATAAAATCTTCCTTGTTTTTCTTCTGAAAATCTTTTACAATCTTATCCGCTTGCTTGAAAGTCGTGTTTTCCAGGTTCACGGTGACTTTTCTGTACCGTTTTCCTTTTGACGGAATAAACGCGTATGTCAAATCATCATCCAATAACCAAAACCCCTTTTTATCATCTTCCCCGAAATTGTTCTGGGTGATGCTTCCCAAGTGCACGATATTCTTTCCTATTTCTTGGAAATCGTGGTAATGTCCGGAAAATACCATACCGAAGTTTTTAAACAAAGAAGGTTTTATATCGCTTTCTACCTCGCTACCATCATTATTCCTGCTTCCCTGGAAAGCAATATGAGTAAACAGCACGTGTGTTTTATGGTCTTTTTCCTTTAGTACATCTTTCATTTCTTTTAACCAAATCACATTATCGAAAAACGGCATAAAATAGCAGAATATACCGCCTATCCCGAAAGCGTCCAAATCAGTTATCAATCTGAACCCTTTATGATACTTGAACGCATCCAGAAACGACCTGTCCGAACTATAGTCACTCTTATCGTGGTTTCCAGGAATACAATATACTGTGTGTCCCATCCTCGCGTACATATCAAGGATAGAGGAAAAAGCATTTAAAACGTCCTGTCTCTGTGATATACGGGAATCGAATATATCGCCAAGCCACACATGATTGGTTATACCATTGTCTTCCGCTACGTTCAATTCCTGCCTTTGCAATTCCGTTATTTCTTCGATATTGGACGGCTTCAAATGCCAGTCTGTACTTATTATCATTTTCCCGGTCATAATGCAGTTACCTTTAATGTATTGTCAAGATTTTTCAAAACATTATCTTTCTCTACTTCCTTGTCAAAATAGAAGCTTTCCCAGACATTGGATATTTTCAAAGCGATTCTGAACTTCTGAGTTGACTGTGAATATCCCTCGTCATTGTATCTGCTGATAGAGGTAATCTTTATCCTCTTATTGTTTATCTGTACAAACATAATTACCAAATTATATATGTTCCACTTAACCCCACAAACACATCAAAATCCTTGTTGAATACTCCATATCCGGCACCTACCGACACCCCGAACCCGAATCTTTTCTTTTTATCCGGTTTTGTCCACATTGTAACGTCCCCTATCTTTCCGGGCAGTTGGGAAGTTATCTCCATACGGTTACTGTTCCCTATACGCTGGTTTGTCAATAAAAATTTGTTGGTTATATTGAAATTAATCTTATACTTTGCCAAGTGCGTAGCCCACACCTGTAAATCATATCCTGCCGTATCGGTTTCTTCCTTGAATGTATAGAGGCTGTCCGTTTTCCTCAATTCGGAAACCTCTCTTTCCAGTCCTTCGTACTTGTATTTCCATTCAAATTCCACTGCCTCTACAAGTGCTTCCTTTTCCTTCAATCGGTTGTATAATTCTTTGTTTTCTTTTTTCAATTTAGAAAAACTTTCGGAATTGTAAACCTTTGTATATCTGTTTAAAGAATCGGTATAAAATTCCACTTCATATAACAACCTTTCATTCTCCCTTGCTTTCTTGATAGATAAGAATAACAATATGAGTATTATTATCATACCCGAAATAAGGATTATTCTGTAAAGATTTTTCATAATAATAGGAATAATGGAAGGGTAAAAATTACCCTTCCTTGTGTGATTTATTTTGAAGTTCTCGCTTTCAAGTTTCTTAAGCGCGACGCAATGGAATTAGGAACGCTTGCTGATGCTTCCCTTTCTTCAACTGCCGTATCTTCCGGTTCTGGGTCTGCCGCTCCTTGTTCTTCATCTTCCGGCTCTTCGTAATCCTCAAAAGGCAGTTCGCCACCTTCCTGTGCAATGTCGTACCATTTACGGAGTTCTGCTACAGTCAACTCTTCCGGTAATTCCTTGTCTTCGTAGTTATCGGCAATGTAGGCACGGAGTTCCTTTTTGAGGTTCGTCAATGTAGGATAACCGCCTGCTTTTTTTTCCGTCTTTGTTGGCTCTTCTTTCGGTTCCTCCGTTTTCACCTTCTTTGTCTCGGGGGCTTTCTTAGGAGCTTTCTTTTCCTTGATTTCGTCCTCTTCCGGAACCAACTTGTCAAGTTCTTCGAGCTTGTTCAAAAATACATCGTCCTGGAAAATACCGTATGATTGTTCTTCGTCGATTCTTTCCAGTCCTTCCAACTGCATATCCCAGTCTTTGCGTGAAAATACGTCCACATACATATCATCCAGGGTAGGCAATTCTTCCATGATACCGAACACTTCGTCTGATACACGGTTTTTAGCAAAGAAATCGTCCCAAGTCTGGCGCTTATTAGCATCCGGCATTCCGCAAGTAATGTCGAAATTTTTCTTTTTGTTTTCGTCCGTGGTAACGTTAACAATCAACGGGTAACCTTCGTCCGGGTCAGAAAAAATGTCAAGATTAATTATTCCATCATCCGAACCTCCGGCACGTTCCATAGAAACGTTCTTCATTTTCTTCCACCAATCCGGGCGCAAACCAAGACGGTACACGTCATTTTCTGCCCATACATAAGCCACATAGTTAAGCATGGCTTTCATGCCCCATATCCATTGTTTTTGCTTGTTGCGATAACCGCTGATAGGATAGAGGAATTTTGCGCGCTCGTCCTTGTCCTGGATATCGTTTGCCAGGTTATACACATGACTGATATAGGTCAATACTGCATCCTCACCGTTCATCCGGTTGCTGTGGATATCAGAAGTAAAGACGTCTTTTTGTCTAATTTCCTTCTTTCCGGTGTCTTTCCCGTCCTTATCATATACCGCACATTCGATAGGAAGTTTAACCATCTTTCTCGGCATATAGGGTTTCCCTGTCAACGACGGCAATACGCGCAATACATATCTTCCGTCTTCGCTCAGATTAAAAAATGAGGCTCTGCCGCCTTGTCCAAAACCACCGCCCATTGTTGCGGCTGCTTTTCCTACTGTTTCATCAATTGATTCTACACTCGCTTTTTTGTACTTACTTCTATCAAAAGCCATAACACAAATTTTTTAAAAATTAATAATCTGTTTTTACTATCTTAAAAGTATTTATTTTTCCTTCAATAAGCTCTTTTTCAAAGTCTTGCGGCACAATCTTTGGCAACAAATTGTTAAGTTTCTTATCCTTGCTTTGTACTGCCCAAAATAGGGTGTCTAACTTGTCTCGCTTCGATTCTATCTCAATAAGATTCATCAAATTTTTCTGATACTGTTCATTGAGTAATATAGCATCCTCCAACCCTTTTTCAGTCAGCTTAAATGATTCTCCATCAATCGTTATTCTTCCTCCATTTGTAGCCGCTTCCCTCCTTAATTTCTTCCTCAAATTAGCTGCAAACACATCGCAAAACAGTTTCTCTTCCTTCGCTTTCTTTTCGTATTCAACTTTCATCAAACCGACCTTGTTAAGCAATCCAGATACCGTTACCGCCTCTCCATAAAGATTCGAGTAATTGATTGTCGTAACATCATCGAGTTCTATCTCCTCGTCCTTGTCCGGTGATACCAAAACAACGGTCTTGGTACCGATTTCTACCATAATTTTCATATCAAAAATATTTTACGTCAATACTGTAAACAATGAATTAACATTCGCCTGCAAAATATATTCTCCTCTGAACTTATCCCACACAATCACGCCATTAACCAACAAAATATTCTTTTTACTACCCCTTAAAAACTCTCCGTATTCTTCAAACAACTCTGGAAAAATAGTTACATTTATAAACTCATAATTACTTTCCAATACTATAGTGGCAAATATACCCTTCTTGCTTTTTCTCTCTATTATCTCAATTACATAACCGCCTATCACGGCACGACGGGTTTTCTTGGAATTTATGTCCCAAAATTTTATCTGAGACACGTCCTGGAACTCCGTTTCGTCGTCTAATTTAGGCATATGATATTCATTCACCAAATCATAATAATCAAAAAATGCAAAACCGGACGTTCTTTTTTGCTGCAACAGCCACCACCAATTATTACGTTCTTTGCGAACTTTCATAATATTGGTAAGTAAATCCTTATCCTCCAATACTTTGACCCGTTTATTCTCACGATACATCTCAATAAGTGCCAAACGGTCTTTCGGTTCCTGGATATTCTCCAATTCATCGAACGCTCCTGCAAATATCAAATTCTCAATGACAGATTTATTTACCGGACTGCCTTTAATCACACATCGGTCTATAAATTCCTCCAAGGAGAAAAACGGACCGTTCTTCTTTTTCTCTTCCGATATGTATTCCTGCGCTCTTTCTCCACACTGTTTTACCGCATTGAATGCCCAATACATGCTATTTGTCCGATAATCAGACACAATGTTTATATCTGACTTGTTGATGTCTACCGGATGTATCTTTATCTCACCGGACTGCTGTATTTCGTTTACATAATAGGGTATCTTTTCGTCCTTCGCAAACGAGAATGTAGCACTCCAATACTCAATAGGATAATGTACTTTAAGCCATAAGCATATATAGGCGGTCATACCATAGCATACGGAGTGGCTGTTACATGTCACAATACCTTCCCCAGTGACAAAGTTATGTTCAGGGTGGTCTATCTCAACATCGTAGGTCGGTTCTGCATCCATTACATAAGCAAAAACGACTTCCACATTTACCCTCATACCATGCTTATAGGTGTACAATACATCCCCTTTTCTTAAAAGGAAAGCGTATTTACGCCCTTCTGGTGTGGGAAATTTGTGGTTTCCGGAACATCTCACTACAGCCCCATCACTCGTTTGTATCTTATAGATAAAACGTTTCCCTGCATATCTTATTTCTTTCACTTTGGTAGAAATGAATTTGCCGTACTTATCCATTGTTACTGCCGGGATATTCTCAACCCCTCTTTCGTACAGTTCTTTTATCGTCAATTCATTGGGATAAATCTTTTCGTCTCCAACCAAGCACTTGTTGAACGAATACTTTGCAAATTCTTCCATCTGGTTCCAAAGGTTTTCTGCGTATTCTTTTGTAACACCCTTAGAACCGTACTTCTTCACATAACCACTCACAAAATCATTTCCATACTCCTTTGCTTTTTGTAATAGTTTTTTACCTAAAACCTTTCGTACTGAATCACACTTCTCTAAGTTAAAATCTGCTAATTTTTGACAAAATAACATAACCTGTTCTTGGAACAAAATCAGTCCATAAGTGTTCTCCACCACTTCTTCACCGCCTATAGGCATTTCTTCCATCCAGTCCTTTTCCCCGTTCTTCCGCAAAATATATTCATTGTGAAAATTGTTTTCCATAGGTCCGGGTCTATAGAGTGCCACGCATGCAGACAGTTCATTTATGTTTTCCGGTTTCATCTTTACGCAATACCCGGATAATCCGGCTGAACCAAGCTGGAAAACATCTCCCAGCCATCCTTTACCTGCATACTCGAATACCTGCTTATCGTCCAAAGGCAGACTGTATATGTCAATATCTATTCCGTGGTTTTCCTTTATCAAGCGTAACATTTCCTCGAACTTATCCAACTGGATAATACCCAAAACGTCTTCCTTTAAGAATCCTGCCTCTTCCACTTCCGAACCTTCCCAGTCCGTAACCACAAGTCCTTTTTGCGTATGTACGGGCATCCATTCATAGGATGTTTTGCCGTCCGGTAAAACTACTGTTCCGCACGCATGTACTGACTGGCTTTTAGGAGAACCAAGAATTACCATCATGTCGTTAAACGTCTCCGTATGTTCCTTGACAAACTTCTTTAGGTCTTCTTTCCCACATACTGTCTTAAAAAATTCCTCTATCGTCTTTTCCTTATCGTCTCCGATACAAGCCGTAAACCATCTGTATAACTGTACTGGTATACCGTCTGCACGTGCCATATCGGATATCGCCTCTTTTAGCTGAAAAGTAGTATAGGTGCCAAGCGAACAAACCTGTTCCTTACCGAACCGCTCTTCCATGTAAGCTTTTATTTCGTCTCGTCTTCTGCCCGGAAAGTCGGTATCTATATCGGGCATTGACCCTAACACGGTCTTTGCTCGACACTTTACTTCAATATTTTTTACTATCATACCATTATTCATTTATCAGTTCGTCACCTTCTTTTAACTCTTTCGCTCTAATTATCATTTCTTCACCATTCCGGACAATCTTTATAAAGATATTGCCGGATATTTCCCTTTCTCCGTTTATTGTCACTACCTCTTCCTCTTCATGTCTTATCAAACGTCCTTTTGTCAAAAATCGGCTGAATAGGAGTTCATATTCCAATGGATTTACATTGACAATACCAAGAAGATAAGAAACAAGGCTTCCGGCGCTGCTTCCGCGCCCCAATCCGACCAAAATATCGTTATCCCTTCCCCATCTGATAATGTCCCTCAGCATCAAAAAGTAGTCCACTACATCACCTTCCTCTATGATAGATATTTCCGTATTAAGTCTTTCTGTCAGTTCCTTTTCACTATATTTGTCCAGTATTTCCGGATGTTCTGCCAGTCCGTCAAATACAAGCGATTCAAACATTTCTGTATTGGAAGCATATTTCTTTTTCTCCTCTTCCGTCATTACATATTTAGGTGCATGCCTTACCTGTGTCTCCAACAAATAATTACAGTTTACCGATATGTAATTAAGATTTACCAAAGCTTCTTCAAACAATCCGAAAAACTTGTCCTCGTCCGGTATCAGCCTTGACAGTTCTTCGTAATACTCTTGATAGTTCTTCATGTACTGATTGTCACTCTCATAATTCGCAACCTTTGCCAGCCTGTTAAGTTTTTCCCTTATAGGGGCATACCGCCTTTCAAGATACCAAGCGTCACATACTGCCACGGGTTTATATACACCAACGAACTTTTTCAGATTGTCAAGATATTTTTTATCCCGGTCATTCTTCTTGTATTCCACGGTATCAAGCTGGTAATAGGTGTCATTCCATTTTCTTGACAATATAGGAAGGTTTTCAAACGTACATGTTTTCGGGTCTAATAGCAGAAAACATCCGTCTTTCATTTCCTGCAATTCCTTTTCCGTGATAAAACCTTTTTCATCGACATTCAGAATCTTATTTATTTTCAATAGGTTGTTCCATCCCTCCTTGTCCTTGACTATCAGCTTTACCGTATATCGCACGTCCTTCTGCTCGTTATATACGGAAACTTCCATACCGAATATAGGTCTTATGTCGCTTTTTAGGCACGCGTTCTGGAACTTGAACGCTGATGCAAGCGTATTCTTTTCACATATGCCAAGCGCCTTTATCCCCATGAATTTTGCCTTTTCCACCCAGTCGGAATAAAAGTGCATCCCGTTCATAAGTTCAAAATTACCGTGCACCCCTATATAGGTGTCAAACCTCAAACTTTCATCAAACAGATTCGTTTTCCCGATATACTGCAATCGGTTAAGTTTTACCTTGTTCTCATCCCCCTTTTTCAGATAGTACCATACATCACCGAACCGGAAAACATAGTTGTCGCATTCCGTTCTGTCTCCTACCCACTGGAACGAATCGTCGAAGAAAATCCCATTCTCTTCCTTGTCCCACTTAAAAGGCTCAAACAACTCGAATGTTTGTCCGTCAATTTCTACAATATAATTATCCAAAGCATTGAAAGACAAAAAGTTATCTTCCAAATATTTGATTAAGTCTTTATACAGTTCATCCATATTTTTAGGGTGTAAAGGGGAGTGAAGTGTATTTTACTTACACTCCCCGTGAAAAACCAAATCTAAATAAAAACGGCAAGTTATGATTTGTTAAAATGATTCCTGCAACAAACAGAAACCACGTTATAATGGGTTCCTAATTCTTTTGCAATCCGGCTGAATGAACGTCCGTCATTCTTTGCAAGTTCTTCCCACACCTTATATGATATACTCCCTTTCTTGTACGGGTTTTCTCCTTTAGGTGAAAGGTTGAACTTTTTCTTGACATATCCCTTTTGGGTATTTATCGAAGCTTCCTTTGCATATTCTTTAAGCGTCTTTCCTTTTGCTTCCAGCCTTTCGACAACTTGCTGCAAAAGGTCTTCTTTTCTGAATCCGGAAACATTCTGCATTCCAAGCTTTCGGCCCACATTTCTTAAAGTCAACAAAGAAACCTCCATCGCCTTATTTCTCCTTTTTCCCAAATACGGCATCCTTAATCTGCTGTACGCGTTCTTCCGTTGAACCGGAAACAGAAATGTAGGGTATTCCGTAATTATCGACAATCTGCTTTATTTTACGGTCTATTTCCTTCTGGTACTCCTCGTCTTCCGAACGTACACTGTCACCCTGCAATCTGAATGTGATAGGAAGATAGACAAGCAAAGGGAATTCATATTTCCGCTTTACAATCTGTCGTTTCTCCTTGAAATCTTCTTCTGCCAGGTTGTTGTATTCCGGGTCTTTCGGGCTGCAATTGTCAAAAAGCCATGAAGTGTACGCGTTCACATCAATAATACATCTGTCACTAATGGAAGGCTGTTTCATGGCATCTTCCATTATTTGAGTGTATTTGTCGAATATTTTCTTTTGTGATTCGGATGTACCTTCTTCATTAATGGTTATTCCTTCTTCTTCAACCATCGTTCTGACAACATTCGTATAAAACTTCCAGTTGTCAAATTCCGGTTCATTCTGCAAGGCTTTCAATAGGGTTGTCTTCCCTGTGCCCTGTGCCCCAGTCATTAATATTTTATCAAAACTTCTCATCTGTTGTCTCCTGCTCCATGAATTTTATCACGTTGTTTGCGTGAAAACAATTTTTCGATATTCTGCTCGGCAATCTTTTCCGTATCAAGTCCGACACGGTTAATCATGCTGTTTATAACCTTCCAAACATTTTTCCAGGCTTCCAAAACAGCTTTCTTTCTTGCTTCCGGGAATACATTCTGCTCGGCTTCTTTCCAATCGTCACGCAACCACTTTTTAACCTGGTCTGCAATCTTTCCGACTTCCACGGGCAAATCAAACACGCCTGCACCTTCCGCATTTGCCAAAGCTTCTTTCCAGTCCCAACCTTCAATATCGAGATTGCATTCTTTGCGAATCATAGCGAGATACCAAAACATATCCCCGATTTCTTTAGAGATTTCTTCCGTTTCTGCCTCGTTATTGATTTTCTCGTAGGTTTCTCCCATCTCCGAACACAAACCAAGTGTCACATAGGATAAAGCCATTTTTTCATTATAGCAAGCTGTAGTAGCCGCCTTTTCTTCATACTCGAAATAGTTCATACTTTTGTTTTTTATTATGATGCAAATATAACAATTTAATTTTCAGATAAACAAATATTATCTCTATTATTTCAAATCTTTCATATCGATTTTTTCTAACCATCTCATTTTGAAATAGGTATAAGGTATCTGTTCCGGCACGTCATTAATCCATATCACTACATTATCGTCATTCGGATGATTTATCTTCACTTTATATTCCTTCCCCTTGTATATCACTACGGTACCCGGTTTCAATAGGTGAAACCTATCCCAGAACATAACCGACTTTTTCGTTTTCTCCGAATATTGCAAGTTCGGCAATCCGTATTCCTGCAAAAACTCTTTCAAATAAAAATCTGAAAACGCCTTGTCACTGTCAAACATCGTACCAAGACGGAACCTTTGTTTCAAGTTCAGAATCTTTGCTTTCTTCTTCTCCGCTATGTCCTTATATATCTTCACAAGCTCGACACTTTCTATACGGTTGTAAACTATCGAGCGTAATCTACAACTCAAATACTCCAATTGCAAGTTAATTACAAACTGCTCCAGACTGATTTTCCGTGATTTTTCCATGTCCCTATTTTTGACTTCAAATCTAACAAAAATTAGGATAAATGGCAAAAAATCAGAACTATAAATGTCTTGTATAATAATTAATCGGTTCCGTCATATTGTCAAGCGCCCATAGGAGTTCTTCTTGTGTCGCATCCCCAGGGTCTTTCTCCTTGTCTTCCAATTCGGCAATCTGCACATTGAAATACCTTTGTAGGGTCATTGATACCGTCTTAATCATTTCCGGCTTATCCGGGTCATACATCAGAATCACATTCCTTATACCCGGCTTATCCCTCAATAACCTTATCTGGCTTAATCCCATATTGTTACCGAACGTAAACACGCACTTTATATCGGGTGATTCATAAAGATGCAGTTTCGTATCTACCGATATGTAGTCAAACATTCCCTCCACGATTATTACCGTGTCCGTTTCGTTCGTTATATTGTCATATCCTCCTATCACATGGGAGAACCCGTCACGCGAATTTTCATACCTCAATACAAGCTTTTCTTTGCCCTCCTTGAATCTTTGAAGGTTCTCTTCGTGCCACTCCTTACTTTTCTTTGAGCGTGCCAGCCATGCGGCTAATTTGCCGTTCATTGTAAACTGGAATATGAACTTATCGTGCAGCTTTCTTTCAAGAAAGAATTTTGTTTCTGCCGGACGGAATTCTTCATAATATCTTTTCACAAACCCCCTTTTATCCAAATATTCGTCCTTTTCTATATATTCCAGTTTTTTAGGAAGGGTGCATTCCTTGATTTCCTCTGTTGTTTCCTCTTCTTCGTCGTTTATTAGAGGGGTCAATTTCTGCATCTTTATCGTGTTCTCGTAATCCTGCTTTATGAGGTCTTTCCTTCCTATCTTTTCCAAGAACTTTTTTAAGGTGGTTTTCATGCCGCATTTGAAACAATGGAATGCACCGTTATTCCCGGCATCATTGAACTTTATCCCCCATTTCCCTTTTTTATTGCAAAAAGGACATTCCTTGTTCCTATCCTGCATGAAACCTTTTGCTCCAAACAAAGATAGGTTCAGTTCGGATATTACCTCGTTTTTATCAACCCTAAACATCTCCCTTTAAACTAATTCATAAATAATATATCCCAAAAAAGATATTCTTTCTTTACAGTCTTTCACCTTCTTTTTGCAAAACACATCAAAACCTCTTTCCAGGTTACTCTCTTTCATGGAGCAATATTTTCTTGAACTGTATTTAAGATTCTCGACTTCAAAACCGCAATACTTGGCAAATGTTTCTGCTCTGTTTTCAACTGCTTTCAGCACCTTTTCCTTGCTACCATAAATTTCTGAACTAACCCAGGAAATTTCTGCATTTTCAACGATAACTTCTCTAAAACATTCCATACTCTTATCTTTTATTTGTTTGACTTCTTTTCTCGCCTCCCTTAAGAAGACATTACAAAGATAAGATTATGTTATGACATACGCAAGTGCTTATGTCTAAATTGTCTCTGTTTTAACATCATTTTGCTTTTCACCGTCTTCATCCTTTTTCTTTCTTGTCTTCTTTCCAGATGTAGAAGAAGTGAAACCCTTATCACCTCCGTAATATTCGGCTGTCAGCGCCTTGTCACAAAAACGTCCCCTGCCGTAATCCGTCACAATAGGGAAGGTATCTTTTACCGTATCATAATCACGTACTTTATCCATATAAATACGCATTATGTTCTGTTTCTTCTCCTCTCTTGTCCGGTTCCCAGTAAACACAAAAGAAAACGGCTTTACCAATGTCCTATCCCCTTCCGTATAACTTCTATCTATTACCTTGTCCGAATTGTCCCATATTTCCAACGGCACATTCCCAGCTTGTGCTGCCGTAAATCCCACCATTTTAAACTCTACACATAAGTTTTTTAAAAGTTGTGCACATGTCTGTAATTTTTCTTTTTTGAATGTAGGGTTATTGTCTACAACACGGTTTGTTCCGGTTGCCACAAGGTCTAATGAATCCAATATCAATACATGCGGATAATAACCGTTTTTCTTATAATAGGAGACTATCACATTACGAATATCCACCATAGTAGCCTGCCCGAATTTTTCAAATGAATAAACATCTATGTCCTTGGAATAAGATTTCATATTTTCAAAGGCCTTTTCTATTTTTTCAGCCAGTTTATCATCTATGACACCTTTTCTGATATTCCCGTATTTTTGTCCAGTCCAAAACTGGTCGTATCTTTCCAGACACGCACGCGCACCACCTTCCAACTGTATATGTAAGACTGGGTGCCCGTCAAAAGCTGCCTGCATACCGTGATACCTCAATACAGTAGACTTGCCGACACCCGAACGCATTATCCATAACACGGTATCTTCCATTGTAGCACCACCTTCCGAAATCTGGTCTATCTTATCAAGTCCGAACATTACACGTGACGGGATTTCCCCCTCTTCTTCTTCCCGTCTCCTCTTCATTCGCTTGTCAAAATCGGAGAACACTTTTTGGAAACCGCCTGCCTCATGCCTTAATGATAGGGATAGAATTCTTTGGCTCTCTTCCGCGTTTACCCGTATAGCGTCTTCTTTCTTCCCCTCTTCGTACAAATCATGTACTTTTTTGGAAAGTAGCTGGAATTCAACGTCTTTAATGTACGCTTCCAACTGGTCTATAATAATTTCCTTGTCTACTTTAGCGGCTGACTGCACGGCATCTATCGCCTCAATCACAAAATCACTGTCAGCGTATTTTTGAGACACCACACCCAAAGAAGGAACCTTATCTTTTTCCTTTAATACTTCTGTTGCCTCTTTTAATAAAAATTTGAAACCGGGCCACTCTTTGGGTATCAACTGATAGGTCAGATTATTTACCACCATTCGAGTGATATTCAAATCCATGTATACAAGCTTGAATAATTCTGCCATAAATCCGGCAGACAGTTTTTGCGCCATCTTTTTTAATTTAAAAATTGGGGCTACAAACGTAACCTCTTAATATGAGAAAAACAAATTGTTATTGTTAAATCAAACCAATCGATTTTCTTAAAAAATTTCCTGCGTTCTCTACTGATACACCCAACTTTCTCTGTATCAAAGAAACCATGTTATTGACTTGTTCTTGTGAATCCAAATTTCCTTTCACAAATTCCATCATAATGAATTTTTCTAAAAATCTTTCTTTCATAACCTTATCTTATTAAAGATTCAAACAACAAACAGACATATCACATTCTTCATCGTACTCATAATCAAACAGTTTTCCTTTGAAGTAATTTTGTAATCTTTCAAACGCGCTTTTGTTTTCTTCGTCCCAAGCAATCGTTATCATGTTAGTACGTGCAAAAGTTATTTCTACATTAACACTTGCAACTTTTGAAAGAATGTTTTCTAACATTTGTTTCTTGGCTTTAAATACTGAGTTCATGACTTTTATCTTTTACTTGTTTGACCTTGATTTCTTATCACAGTACAAAGATAAGGTTATGTTATGAGATACGCAAGTGCTTATGTGTAAAATATGGGTTGTTTAACATCATTTCACAATAAAGACAATGCTTTTATAATTCCAGCTTCTAATGCTTCCTCGTAGGTGTCCCACAGACCGCCATCATTAGTCCCCCTGGAATCATCATCTTCCTGCCACGTTCCGTTATCGGCTTTCACTATAGCATAGCCATACCCTACGGCACTTCGGTATATTTCAATATGTAGGTTCTTGGTTTCACGCAGCCACTTTTGGGCAATGGATTGAGTTGGAGCAGAGATAGAGTAAACGTCTGTATTATAATTCTGGGCATCGTAGCTTTCATCTATCTCATACTCAGGACCACTACCTCCTTTATACACCAATTCATAAAAGCTACTAACATCTTCTTTAAATCCTGCCGCCTTTAGTAGCTTCGCTGTCTCTAATGTTACAAGTTCTTCGGTCATAGCTGTATAAATAATCTAATTGTTAGAACAATAGTCGTAATGATAAAGATTAATGCAAAATATTTCCATATTTTTACAGTAGCCTCTAAACCGTACTTCCGTTTGTCAAACTCACTTAAGGCATAATTCAAAGCCTCGTCTTTCAATCCCTTAAGCTTATCATTCAAAGCCTCGGTTATATCGTCTGCGATAGTATGCTTCACCCTTTCTGACACGGATTCCGGATAACCCCTCTCTTCATAATTCAATTCATTCAACAAATCATAATGGAATATATAGGGTATTCCGTTTACTTCATAGGAGAGCTTGATACCGCTTTCTTTGATGTATTTCAAAAACTTTTCCTCGGCAATCTCGTTTATCCTTTCTTGGTTAAATTCTGACTGCTTCTTTATCTCATTAAAATATTCCTCGTCAACAATTACACAGTTGTTTTCGAGTTTCATTACATGTGCTTCCATAATTATTCTCCTTTCAGTTTCTTTATCAATACATCAGTATAATTAATTGATTCAATAGCTACTACTTCTATTGCATCCATCTTTTTATCTGGATGTTCATCCAAATACATACCCAAATTTTTCATAAAGAAACTGTTTGAAATCAAAGCTTGCATTGCAGCCTTTGCTAGTTCATAACGCCTCTGTTCCCAATCAATTTTCTTTTCTTCCATCTTTAACCTCCTTATTAATTTTAACAAACCCCTTTTGAATGCACCAACACAGCATATAATAGGCTGCATCTATCAACTTCGGCATTTTTTCTAAACGAACGGTTCCATTATTCGTTACGTCTACATATTTGAGCCACCACAACCCCACTTTCTTAAATATGTACAAATCATATACTTGTACTGATTCTGGCAACTTATCCAGAATATCCTGCAAAGTATAAGTAGGAAGGATTTCATATGACATAAATCCACAAGTCTGAAACTCCTTCTGTAAACTCAAAAACCATACACCTTTGTATTTATCATTAATACGGCTTCCATGTGATACCCTTTTCCAGTACACACTTGCATCGCTTGTATCTAATCCAAGCTCCTGCAAGTGCTTCATCTGTTCGATTGATAATACTTGTTTTGTTTCCATTTCCCAATTTCTTTTAAGCTAAAAACATATACCCTTTACATACATTCAGCGCATCAGATTCACTGTCAAACATTAACGTCGTTTCCGATTCTGTGCCGTAACAAATGGCTTTAACTTTCAGCCACCACCTATATTTTCCGCTTCCGTAATCGTGATAATAAGGTTTCCCTATTATTTCTGTTACATAATGTTCCAATAGGTTCATTTCTCACTCCTTTCTTTCTCCTTTTTAGCTTTATCACAAGACAACTTCTTCATTACATACGGACAATCGCAATTCCCGTATCTTTCATTATACCAACAACAATAGTCACACTGGTGCATCATTTACCCCTTCCCATTTATATTTATAATACTTACAATTTTTCGCCTGCTTTCTTGCCGTTATACGTCTTTTCAATGCGTGGCAATACATTTGAAAATTGGCGCATAGTTCATAATACACGCATATACTGCAATGCTTTTCTTCTGTATTACTCATCGTCTTCTCTCTTCATAAAACACATCCATATTGTTTTGCTCTGCCTTCCGGTGGTATGCCCAAATAGAGGCTTAAAGGGGATAACGGACAAAACTTCCGAAGCTTTTATCTCACTTTCGTTCCATTTGAAAATGAGCGTTCCATTAGGTTTCAAGACGCGCATACACTCGGTAAATCCGTCGTGTATGAGTGATTTCCAATCTTTTGGCAGTTTACCGTATTTCTTAGCCATCCATGAGGTTTCACCAAGTGTTTTTAAATGAGGTGGGTCAAACACCACCATATAAAAAGAATTATCCTCAAACGGCAAATTAGTAAAATCGGCTATCACATCCGGTTTTACATCTATAGTTCTGATTCTATCTTTGTCCTTAGCTGTAAGTGTTTCTGAACGCTTATCTACAAATAAAACCAAAGGGTTATGTTTGTCAAACCAAAACATTCTACTGCCACAACAAGCATCTAATATAAGTTTATCGCTTTCCATCGTTATTCCTCCTTAATTATCGGTTCATTTATGATAAACTCCCCTCTAACATCAATGGGAAGTATATTAGAAAAACTCGCACGATAAGTTTTACCATCCATCGCTTTATATAATGGATGTATTTCTTTAGGTATAGGAGCCGGGCATTTCCTACAATGTCTTACCATTTCAAAATGCCTATTTTGCCCATTCTCGTCTTTGCTTCCACAACATTCACAATGTATTGAATAGTAGAAATAAGTACGTTCCAACTGGTCTTCCTTTCCACATATTTCACATTTACCCCATTCTATTGAATTACACATGATTTATTCCTCCTTATCTATCTTAATATCCGTTACTTTGCCACGATTGATGAATTTATAAATAATCCCTTTCGCATAATTTATATCGCATAATTTATCATAAGTAAACCGATATGTATGACAAGTATAGTATAAAGAGCATCCTTTGCAGTCATTACTTTCTTGTCTTACAAGCTCATGCAGCACCCCATCAATTATTATTCCGTTCTTTACTTCCATAATTATACCCCTTTCCCGTAAACATTTACGAACTCGCTGACATCCATATAGTCTATGCCAAAATTCTCGGCTGTTTTCTTGTCACTGTCCGAAAACTGCCCTTCAAGTCCGCTTGCATCACCAATCATTAAACAATCTTCTACCTCCAAACTGCAATCTTTCCATGTCTTGTAATTATCAAAAAATTCTTCAAGCATTCCGGTATTCGGCTTTCTCATAGGGTTGCTTCTGTCATTGCTTCCGCAATACTTAAAACGTGTTTCGATATTACAATAATCTATTATACTATCATTCACGTACTTACATTTGATGTAAATAAATGATTCTGGAAACAAACCTTTTTCTATCCCTCCCTGGTTTGTCACGATAAAAATTTCTTCGGGATTCAAATTCTTTATTGCATCCAGGACATCAAACTTAAATTTCATGTCCCATATCCCCTTTGAAAACGTCTCACCACTTGCAGTTTCTATTAACGTGCCGTCCATATCACAAAATAAAACCCTGTACTTTTTCATTTCTTGTCCCTTTCTTTGTTTAAATTTTTATCTTCACATCGAACTATTTTATTTTTCTTACAAAATCTGATTGAATATCTTACTGCCTTTCGTATGTCCTCATACTCCTTTGTACTGTACACGTTGTATGTACGGAGTTTTCGCATAATTTCTTCTTCCATGAAAGGAAGTATCTCTTTCTCAAACCTACTCATTTCCTATGTGTTTTACGGTTCTTGTTCCTTTTTCTGCGTTTCGCAATCTGCTTGTTTGTACATCTATCATTTTTTGAATGATGTTTTCTCCTTTTAGGTATACCACACGGTTCTAAAGGAATATTCATATATGGATTACAAATCTCATAATAGGTGTTATCATTCCAAGAAATTTCGTTCTGCATATTTTACCCCTCTTTCTTTTTAAGGCTTATATCAATTGACAACCTATCGGCAATTTCTTCCTTAATTATCTCCCTGCATAAATTCCTTATCATAGAGTAATCACCATGTCTTTGTATCTCGTTGGAAACCATACAACGAACCCACCTCTCTATATCGACATCATTCCCATAGGTGTTTTGAAAGATACGTTTAACCTCCTCTTTCACAATTGGAATCATAATTTCCTTTATATCCTCTTTAGTCAACTTTAGTTCGTTGTGGATATAGTTCTTCACTTCCTTGTATCTATATTTACTCATAGCATCTAAATCTCTACTTTTGTATAATTACTAAATTTATAATAAAGATATTCACTTGAAAGCCATCCTCCTAAATGGCTTTTATCATTGACATATTTACAATAGGTTTCCCATTTGTCCTTATGTACAATTTCATACATTACGCCTTTATACATGAACAAATCCCCTTCTTGTAAATTTGATATTTTAATTGTTTTCATATTAACCCAATTCTCTTTAATCTTTTTCTAAAATTCTTTTCATTCAAAGCTTGTTCGTAATAGCAATCCGGCTCAATAACTGTTTTAGTTTTCATTATAGGTTTCCCGTTTAATCCAATCGAAACTTCGTTGGTAATAGAAGCTCTCTTTATCTCTTTCGTTTTCAGATTAAACGAAAACAGAGTATGACCTGGAATCTTTCTCTTCTTATCCATCAATTTATATTCATGCTGTTTCTTTTGAATATATTCTACCTGGTTTTAGATAAATTACTTTTTGTCAAATCCGGAACTATTTCCATATCAATCACCGTTTAAAACATACAACAACTCTTTTGCTTTCTTATAGGTATCAAATCCCTTTACATTCACCCATTCGGATGAAATACGTTTGTCTTTTCTGACTTGTACGCAATACACGACTATCGGAATACAGCCGCTATACCTTATTTCTTTCACAATCCTATATCTTTCCATGTCAGATACAATTTATCATAAAAGTTCTCTCGTCAATCATACCGTTTTCTGATTCTTCTACCAAGTCAAAGAATGTATTAGCATAACAAACATGTTCTTCTATCATTATACATATTCCATCACCGGGATAATATTCACACGAAACATCATTGTTCCAATCTATATGCTTTTGTGCTTCTTTGGCTACATTATCACAAGCAATCATATACTCTATATATTTATTAGATGCTTTTCTTATTTTGTCAAATATATTTCCTTTCATTTCTTTGTCTCCTTCTTTATCTTTTCATAGCACTCTTTACAAAAAACAAACACCTTTCCGTTATTGATTTTAACTTTAAAACCATCTCTCCTTAAATCAGTGCAAGTAGGTTTTAATTCTGCATAGTGATTTAAACCATTTCCGCACAAATCACACGAAACTTCATACCATTTCTTTATCATTTTCAATCTCCTTTTCTACTACTCAATACATAAAACAATTCCCCTGCGTATCATATCTTCCAACTCTCTTTCGGGAAACTCATCGAACGAATGTTTGTCCATAGTACAGAAATGATACCTTACAGAATGCTTTTCATAATTGATATTTTTATGATAATCAATCATTACATCACTTATAACCGTTTCGATAATCTTACCGTTTACAACAAAAGAAAAACGTGTTCCAACATCATAACATACCTTCTTAAACAAAAGAACTTTCCTTTCATTCATTTTCAATCTCCTTTCCCCTTAATCCGTTCCAGTACATCTTTGTTTGCTTCAAGTATCTCGTCAAAAGATAGGTATAGGCATCCAAGAATCATCTTCGCTAACTATTATATCGGTTCTTTCATCATCACTTACTCTCCACCAATTTGATTGCATCGAACGATACATTTTACCTATATAAAATTCGCATTCATGGCATATAATAACCTTAATATTATGTTTTGGAGGTCGCTCCTTTACGCTTATCCAAGGTGATTGCCTTGACTGCCATTCAGCACCTTTTCTGAACATGTTTAGCATTGCTTGTCTCTGATAGGCTAATTCACCTTCAACTACTATTGCATAGCTTGACATAAGCTCTTGTTGTGCAGCTTCTTCTACTGTCTGTTTCATTTCTTACCCTCCTTATCAAATTCGGATAATGCCTGCTCGTACTCTTCGAGTTTTTTCAAAGCATAATCCCTCCTATGGGTGATTATATCGCGTGTTGTACAGTCCGTATAAAATCGGTCTATAATACTCTTAACGTAAAACCTTTCTGGCTCTTCACAATGATTCAGTAGAATTACATAATTCTTGTTTCATGGATGGAAACATAAGAACCTGTAATAATTTACATTACCATTCAAACAGAACTCAATCAATTTTTCATCTGTCTTTAGATTTTCAATGTCTTCTTTGTTCCTTATTGGTTTCATAATCAATAACTTTTTGTTTTCTTATATCTACCGCATTTCTTGCAGACGTAATATCTGGCGATATATTTATTACATCCTAACTCATCCCATGCCGTAACCTTTCTCTCATACATCAGTTCCCATTCATGGCGGCAGAGCCATTTCTTTATGATAGCATTCAGATTCATAATCAAAACAAAATCTTAAATTTCTTTCCTTTCAATGTCGGCAATCTCTCTTCTACAAACTTCCTCAGTTCTTCCTCCTCAATAGGAAACAAAGGGTTATATCTGTACTTAAACGTGTGAATATACTGCTCATTCAGCATCACATCAAAAATTAGTGTCTTCATCAGAACATATCACTATTAGAAGGATTATATTTCTTGTACTCTTCAAAAGCAAGCTCCAGAACATCTTCTTTGCTTACATACTTTAGAATAATATCTTTCTCTGTATATACTTTATATTCCTCTCCAAATAAATCCCTCCATTTTCTTTTCCCTTGCTCTCTTTGCTCTAACTTGAACCTATACTTTGCTGAATGGTTCCATGCCACAAGCAAACTGCATGTCAGCTTGTATTCTACATCTCCCTTTTTAATAATCTTTTCTGTCATAACCCTTTATATTAAAAATAACCCTCCATCCACGACACGGCTTCTTCTATTGTTTCCACCTTTTTAAACTCCTTTACGATACATCGCTGCATATATTCACAACATATATTTTCTTCATAATCAAAATAGATAGTGTACGCCCCGTTATTATCAGCCCCGGTACATGCTATTCCAAGCTCCAGGGCTTTCTGAACCTTTTTCGGTTCGGTTGAAAAATAGGCATAAACATTTCTACTATTTACACTCATCAATCCAGTAAGTTCTACGATGTTATTCATATTTAAGATAATATTTTATTATGTCTGACCCGATTAAGAAAGGGAGTTTTAACGCTCCCTTATCAATCACACCACAAAGATAATATTTGTTTATGACATACGCAATAGCTTATTCCCAATAAAATTGCATATTTAACATTTCTTGTGTTTCCTTCTGAATAGGCTTATATCTCGTTTCCGTAGCTAAATCCCTCTCTGCCACTTTGTTATACTCTTCCAAAGCCTTTTCCTTGTCTATACTCCTTTCTACCCATATGCCTATCATCTGGTCCGGCTGCATATCCCCGATAGACACCGGGTTTTCCTCCGTAGCCTCGTAAAACTGGACTGTATAGGGTCTACTGTATATATTAGGTGTACTCCCCATATATCGGCTTCCATCTTCACCCTCCATCATTCCCATGGCACCCACCTTGAATAAACACACATTTGTTTCCGGGTTCTCAAACCATATCTTTACACCCTTTGCCACCTCCTGGCTGTCATTGTGCAGCACTATAGCCCGGTATTCATTTCTTGCATTTCTTATAGTGTTGACGCTCAATTCGTCAAACAGATTACCGAACATGTCGTTAGGTATTGTCGTGGAAGATGCAAATCCCCCTATCGAATAGGAAACATTCTGCTGTTCTGCCATATATCCAGAACTTACTGTATATAATAATCTCACGTTACCCTCCTTTCTTATTCTTTCGGTTTCGGCATGCCTGCTAAAGACCAATATTCCGTTTTTGCCGTATTGTCAATCGTGACCGTACCACCGTTATTTCTCACCCTTGCTATGTAAAACTCGTTTACCGACTTGGTAGGCGGCTGTTCCAAGGTCACTTCCTGTGTCAGTCCCAACGTAAACCAATCATAGGTGTAAAGCCCTTCCATTTGTGCGTCCGTGAATACCTTTCCAAGAGGTACCGTTCCCAGTATCACGACTTGCAAATTTGTTTCCGCAACAAAATCGGATTCGGACGTTAATACAATATTCTTGTTGTCTATTATATTGACTATCTCATATACACCGTTATTTAGGGGTTGTGAACCATCATCTTTCAAAAACTTTATCGCTACGGGGGTTTTCCCTGCCTGCCCTCTTACCTTGCCGGAAAAATCTACAGTTCCGGTCACTACCCCTTTCTGATTGACACTCACATATCCGTTTTCGTAATTCTTTGTCGAATACCCGATTTTTAGCCAGTAATACACGCTGTCTGCCGGAATAGCAAAATTATCGTATATGTTGGCAATATTTATTACCTGTCCTAATGAATTTACCGCCATACCCGGCAATATCTTCACCGTTCCCCCCTGTGTTCCCTGCTGGACCTCAAACGCCTTATTGTCTATAAAAGTGTCCACAGTTTCAAAGTCGGACTTGAATTTTGTAGGGTTGTTTGTCACTATGCCGAACGTATAGCTTCCGGCAATAAGAATCTTTCCTAATAGAGAGTTTTGCAAGAAAGACTGCATGTTCATCACCTCTTCTTTCTCTAAGAAAGTGTTTCTGTTAACATTTATCTGTGCCATATATCAATAAATTTTATTTACAAAAA